CAACTGCGTAGTAGGCTTCTTTGGGAGCGTACTCGGTCATGCTATTGCCACCGTAACAGGGTTCTCAGACTGCGGGTCTGGGGTGAACAGCTGGTCTTCCAGCAACCGGTGGTTCCTCACCAGCTGTGGTCTTCGGTCAAAGTTCAGGCACACGATCCTGTGATCATACACCCGGGAGTCAGCATCCTGGATCCTCTGGGACATCTGACGTACCACAAACTCCCCGGCCATCTGGATGTCGTCAAAGTACCCGAGTATCACAGACCTCACGGCCTCCTTGACATTGGCTACCTGTGTAGATGGGGTCTCCCTGGTCGTCTGGATCTGCACATAAGTCTCAAAGGTAACCATGTCTGGAGCTCGAGCTGAGAGCCTGATCCCGCCGGACTTCTCACGCTCGCCTAGGAACTGGCACGCCTGAACTATTGAGTCAGACACCCAGTTCCCGGTCGGGAGGATCAGGGCGTCCATGTAGCCGGCAAACTCGTTCATGATGATGTCAGAGACACCAGGCACAGGCAGCATGGCCAGCCGTACTGCGGTGAGGTTGCCTGACTCAAGCACTGCCCTGCTGTTGGCGATCCTGTACCTGTAGTTGTCGTCACCTTCAACATCCTGTCCTGAGCTGATGTTCTTCTCGTTGGTGACGAACACATCAGGGTTGCCGAGGGAGTGTACTGTGAGGATGTTGGTGCCAACGTTGTTCTCAGTGCCAGAGGACTGTGCGGCCGCGGACACATACACTTGGTCTGTGACAGCGTCAAAGTTGGCTGCCACAGTAACCTGGTAAGTGATGCTGCCAGTTGGATCAGTGATAGTGGTCCCGATCGGGATGACACCAGACCCGATCTTGGACTTCAGGGTACCGGTGACCACATAGAACTTGATGATCTTGTCCTCACGGTCCACAAGGGCCGTCTGAGAGGATCTTCGTATGGTTCCTGTGAGAGACCCAAGCAGGTCCAGGAAGATGCCTGTGGACGTACTCAGGAAGCCCATGGCGACGTTGAACTTCAGGGTGTCATAGGCCTCGCCAACGCGTCTGTTCATGATCTGGAGAAGGGCGAGTGCCCTGGCACCTGCTGTCAGGTTAGTAACGACCCCCTCGCCGACCATCTCGGCCTGGCTTCGCGCGTCGAGCTCAGCAGTGGTCTTGAAATCCATTACCATGGTCTACTCCTTCCCGCCGGTAATACGGGAGATGTAACCTGTCTTGGTGCTGTAGGTGAAGGCCAGGACCGTGGCCGCCTGATCATACTGGTTCTGATTCAGGGCTTCAATGTCCTCGACATAGTCCTGGATGAAGATATAGATGGCCAGCGGGCCGTTCACGATATCGTATGGCACCACGTCAACAGCTATTGCTGACCTCTCAAACCTGCCATCTCTGATCAATGAGTAGTAGACAGCCTCCTTCATGGAGTCTGCGGTCTGCTGCGTGCAACCTCTGCCTACAAACTGGGACAGGTTAGCAGGTAGATAGGGCTCTGGTTCGAAGTCAAAGAACTCCCCAGCCACGCGGAACTGCACGTCTTGGAGCAGTGTACGTGGCACTGTGGCCAGGCTGAGGTCTCCTGTGTTGTCAATGACGATATCCCCATCGTCAGTCATCTCGATGTCTTTGGCGACTTGAGGCATTAGCGTTCAGCCTCCTGTAGGTCAAGGAGAGCCTGGTGCACTGGTATTGCCACGCTCTTGATGATGGATACTATCCACGTCGGCATCTGGGACAACATGGTTGGGTAGTGATTGACCAGGTTCTGGGGCACGTACTCGGCCCTGGGGTTAAAGATCTTGTCCTTGAACAGGGTCCGCGGCAGCTTGGTGTCAGTCCTGAGCTGCTGGCCGCCGGCCCTGAGGTCACTACCAGCTTTGGCGTCAAACGTGAACCCAGGGTTTGCTGGGTCAGGTATGTTGGAGCCCACAGACTCCTTGCCAAACCATACGTTCTGGGATCCGATCCCGATCTTGGCCATGTCTTCTGTCCACTCCTGCTGACCTGGTTCATTGCCACCTGTCTCATCCCTCAGCTGGCTTATCATGCCATCCCTGGAGGCACGTTCAGGCGCCTTCAGCTGGTCCTCAATGAATGCCAGATAGGTCTCAGCATCCACCGGTGAGTTGAGGTCAAGACCATAGATAGTAGACACATCCGCTGGCAAGCCATCTGGTGAGTCAAGGTCAAGGCCATGGGCCATACGCGACTCACGTGATCCCTCAGCCGGTATGTTGTACGGCTGCCCCTCACCTATCGGGAATTCGTTGACCATGGACCAGCTCCCTTGTTGAAGTTCGGCTTTGGTTCACGAAGAGCGAAGGCACTGTAACGTTGCTCCTCAGTGCCCTCGCTGAACACGGTCTTCAGCCTTAGCTTGCCTGTGGAACCACCTCGTATAGAGTTTGAGTTGCTTACTACAACCACCTCCCACTCTCGTGGATCAGGGATCCTCTGGATGTCACTCAGTTCGAGCCTGACCTGTACAATGATGCGCCTTAACAGCTTCTGATGCAACAGTGTCTTCAGTCCCGGGTTGGCCTCCAGGTATTCCAGGTCAGTAGCTATTCCGGCTGAGTTCACAATATCGGACCAGCTGCTGATCTTGGTGTCAAGAAGCTTGCCAATGCGTACGTTAACAATGTCAATGGTACCGTTCCTGTGCAGTCCCCACCCCATCGAATCCTCACCAGGGAAGCTGCCAAGCTTCTGGCCTGGTAGTATGTTCCAGTTCCTGACACCATGTTCAACTGGATCAAACACTGGGCCACGGAAGATCGGTACCACGATCTCCTCTCCATGCATCCCATGCTGGGCCTTCTTCTCAGGCCCAAGGTGAGATACCTGAGCTTGTTTCAGCATACCTTCCATTACAGACCTACCTGATCTTCAGCAGCCTCACTTAGTATACTGAGGCCGCGTTTGAAGTTGGCAATCTTCTTGAACATCCTGAGCTGCCAATTCCCGTCGCCGAACCCACGCAGGCCGGCCGTCCATGGTACGTTGTTGCGTATCAATGGGATGATATCAATTGGGATCTGTTGTCTGCCATAGGTGCCCCTGCCCATCATGTTGCCCCAGATGCCAGCGCCAGATTCTTCATTCAGCTTCCAGCTTTGGTAGATACCCTGGCCAATGACACCTGCGCCGCCACCTATCAGGCCGGCTGCAAGCGCCATACCTGTACCGACAAAAGGTACGTTCCTGATTACACCAGGCATAAGACTCTTGGCTGCCAAGCCTGTGGCAATGCCTGCACCAAGGCCTGTGCCAACCATCTTGGCCAAGGACCCAAGGGCATTGAATTGACCGCACACCATGGAATCCATCCATTGGGACCTGGACTGTGGTATGGCCAGCAGTTGTGGTATCACCGTTGTGGTGTATCCAGTTTCAGAACTGAAGTTGGTCAGCACGCGCTCCACTTCGATCGGGCCAAAGATGTTCTCGTATGGATCATTTATCCAGATGATGTCGTGAGGCTTGATCCTTGGGTTGCCACGCAGGATCAACTCACCACGGTACATTGGTCTCAGGGCTTCAGCCAGGTTGGACCACACACATTGCCTGGCTTTCTCAGTCTCTTCAGCGTTGATCTCGGTAACCAGGCGTACCTTCTTCTCTGATGGCAGGATGTTCTTGTCTACCATGACCTCCATGGTCTGCCAGTCAATGTTGTTCGCCATGAAGTAGCGGCCGCCACCTTCGCCGTAGTCTATATCGTCCGGATACTTTACCACTACTGTGTTGGCCATCTGTTCCTTGGTGGCAACGATCTTGTTGGCAATGATGTCCTTGACAGCTGAAACATAGTGGTGATCACGGAACCTCTTGGTCCTTGGGTTGTGCTCAAAGCGCTCAGACAGGCGACCAGCATTGTAGGCTGCCTCAAGAACAGATGTGTCACCCTCAATGATCTTGAGCTGTATGAATATCTTGAAGAAGTTCAGGAAGTCCTTCCAGGATGGTATGTAGTCAATGATGGCATTGACAGACGTCTCGTACTTGTCACGAGGTATCTGCTTACCCTGAAAGTCCACCACGCCTGCATTATTGTCATGCTTGGCGTTCCACGTACGTACATCAGTCGACATATCAAACGTCTGGTACCTGAGGTCGTTGTTGAACTTCTTGGTGCCGTCATTCTTGACGCTGATGTCACCCACCTTGTCACGCCATCCTGGTAGTTTGGCAAGCATTGATCCTGGCAAGGCGCCAATGGTGTGCGCTTTGGTAAGCGCAGCATACAGGTCAGTGGCTGCTGCCCCAGCATCAACATAGTCCTTGGTGGCCATATTCAGGGCGAACGATGCAAAGGCTCGTACTGACTTTACACCAGCTGCAGCTGTAGTCCAGCCAGAACCATACTTTCCGGTGTAGCGATCAAAGAAGTAAACTGATAGTGCCTTGAGCATGGTGGTGCCGAGGTGCTTCTCTATATACGTCAACTCAGCAGTACGGTCCGGAGACTCGTAGTACCCGAACAGGTTGTCCTCACCAACACGTCTCCCGGCTGCCTCCCAGTCTTTACCCATGTAACCAAGAGACACCATGCCGAGAACCTTCCCTGGGAGCCCTCCAGCATACCTTGCATAGGCCTTGCTACGCTCTCTCCCTGAACTGTGCCTGGCCTTTGCAGTGACTCGGGCAACCGTACCAAACGGGCTGCTCTCGAACTGGGTCATCAAGTTCACGAAGGCAAGGTCAACGGCCTTGGATTCTTTGGTCTTCTTGTCCTGATGCTCCTGCCAGAGCTTCTCCTCGTCAAACTTTGTAGCTGTGTAGAAGTAGCGCTGCTCAGGTTTGCCAAAGAACAAGGTGGCGTTGTGATCATATGGGCGAACATCACACACGTATCCTGGCATGTGTCTGGTGACTTCATGCAGAACCTCAAGTCCGGACTTGTCAGGAATCAGGAACTCGCGTTTCCAGGCCAGGGCCTCTCTCAGGGTTGAGTGCCTGGGCAGGTACACATTACTCATCTTCCTGTTTGTGGTGTAGCTGACAAGGCTGTCAGCTATGGATCCAAACTTGGAAGCAATGGCATCAGCTACCCACGCAGAGCCTGCGCCGATATCACTTACCAGAGAGTTCTCACTGACAATGTTGCCAGGAGTAGGATCCACAAAGTTTGCTACGTCGCCAACAGTATCTGTGGCGTAGTTGGTAACGCCACTGTAAGCGTCTCGAGCTTTCTGGTCAGACTCACTGTTACCCTTGGGGCCCTGACGATAACCCTGCCAGCCAAGTCTCTCTGTGGACTGTGGGTTATATACTGAGCCATCCCTGGCCTTGCCATTTATCAGGCCCACCTCATATGGACTCCAGCTACCAAAGTGCATTGTTGGTGACTCATCCATAACCCACTTGACAACGTCCAGCGGATCAGCGTCGCTACCATCAAGATATGTGTTCAGTGGTACAGAGAGCTCGTTCTTGTAGCTCTGGCAGGTCAAGGTGATTATGTCACCAGGCTGCACAGCTACTACGATGCCATTGAACTTTATCTCCAGGTCCTCTTCACCAGACCCGTAGCCCAGTCTGAGCTGGACATTGGTGCCAACCTGCACATAGAACTTGTCCAGCTCTCGTGGCTCACCGGTTCCTCTCTCTGTTTCATCACCACCAATAGGAGGCCTTGGGTCCCTGAACTCGGTGTCAGTCTTCTTCCATGAAGCGTTCGCACCGTACTTGTCAGGATCCTCCATGTGACTGCGCACCTGGTCCAGGTGGCCATTGGTGTTGATGATCTTGATCTCTAGCAAGTCAGGTTCGAACTTGTGTTCGGACATCTGAATGCTGGCTACGGCGTTGTATGAATACAGGTCATCCCAGTAGCCCCAGTTCTCATTGTCCAGTTCAATGAAGTAGAACCGGAACGTCGGGAAGGCCCTGATCATTCTCAGGGCATCGTCCTTCTGCGACGCAATGGTCTCCCTGAACAAGCTTGTGAGGTGCCTGGGATCGTCATGGACGAACTTGCCAAGCAACTCCTGCATCTTTGGATCACCGGGTGCATACCGGTGATGTTCCTCAGTGCCATAACCAGGCTTCGGCTGAGTAGCTGACCAGATGCCGTTCTTGAAGGACCACTTGGCATATGATCCATTTGGATGAGGCACGAGGTCCAGGTTATCCATTTTGTTCTCGGCTTCATCAAGGTACATGTTCGCATGCTCGTTGGACCTGGACCTCACCTCCTGTTCACGTGAAGCATCTGCCAGGTCCTTCTTGATAGCCTTGCTCTTGCCTATGGACTGGTCGTAGTAGTTGGTTGACGGTTGGTATAGGCGCTGACACTCGTCCTGCACCTCTTCCTCAAAGGAGTCATACAGGTGCGAGGTGCGTTGATGGAAGAAGTAGAAGTCCGGGTCCACAAAGTCACTGAAGCTCTTGGCCAGATCAAACGGGTCCTTGTTGAGAGGTGCCCTCTTGCCTAGGTCCCTGTATGTAGGCACAAAACGTCTTAGAACCTTCTTGGTTTTTGGACCAACATACTTGTCAGTGAAGATCCTCAGCAGCTTGGTGTCCATCTCAGCTGATGTAAAGCCAAGCATCTGGCTCACCACGGCCGCATTGCCAATGAATATCTCTGAGTACGTGGGTAGGTCGAGGTCCGGGTACATGGACTTACCACGGTTATCCTCTATCCGGCCCTTAACGTACTGCCTGACTTCTTCCCAGTTCTCTACAGCGTAGTCAGCAAACTGTTCGAGCCAGCCATTCTCCAGTGAGAATTCCCTGATCTTGGTAATAGCTTCCAGTATTGGCTCAAGCATACTTGCAGGAGTGGTGAATAGCTGAACGTTACCGGTAATTTTGGACAGCTTTACCTGAGGCACAATCTGCACAGTCTTCCCGAACACACTCAGATTGACCTTGGACTGCCTCCAGAATTCGATGGCCTCTCTAGCCAGCTTCTTGCAGGTCACCTCCAGGCTGTAACGGGCATCCAGCTGAGCATCAAGCTCAGTTCTGATATTCCTGCCAATAATTCCTGCAGTACGTCCAACACGAGATGTGCTATCAACTAGCGGGATGCCCGCCCTCAGTGCATACGTAGTACTGCGTGCTACCTTGCTGAGCCTGCCAGTACCGAGGTATCCAGGATCATCCTTCACTCTTTGCCTGGCCTTCTGCTTCAGGTACTCACGCACCATGGCTCTTACATGTTGGTCATTCATTAGCACATGGGTAACCACTCGCTCAGATATGATTCCAGGGTCTCGCGGCTTGCCACTTCCATAGAGAACGTTGTGGCAGTACAAACCAGCGTCAGACTCGTTGGCCAGGCGTCCTCGCTGAGTTGCATTGTCACCACGGTTGTAGTCCTCGGCGAGCTTTACAGCGAGCTTGAGAGAACCTTCCTTTAGTGCAGCACGAGATCCAACAGATGGCTGGGCACGTCTCAAGGCCTCCCTCTTGTCCTGGCTGGCCGTGTATTCGGTCATGTGCAGGAGCACTGTGGACGAATATAGCTGTCCAGGATTGTTCTTGGTGGTGACACCATCGATCTGTACGTACCTGATGCCTGCCAGGGCGAGCAGGTCGTTCCAGGCTCTTATACGGGTGTTCCTCCTGACCTTGGGGCCACCCATGAGACCCACACGTTCAGATTCAAGCTTCATCTTCTGGATGCTGGCCACACCCAGATCGTGATCACTCTTGTTGTCAGCTGTGATGTCAAACGCTACAGACACCTTGGAATTTATGGCACCCATGTGCTGGGCAGTACCATACAACCCACCATGAATCGGCTGGAGGGCTATCTTGTTCTGTATCGTGATCACACACTCAGCTGGCATGATGTTCGGGTCGTTGTCCTTGATCAGGAGATCCGCGGTCTTTGGCCGAACCATCTTCTGGGTCTTGATGTTCTTCCCTGCCATCAGGAAGGACTTGCCACCATACACCTTGTCCTCACGGATCCTTGGCACGAGGTCACTGCTGGCAGGTTCGTTCTCTGATACCTCCTCGAGTCTTGGTATCGGATACTTGAACTTCCACTGTTTGGCACCTTTAGATGACACCTTGCCGAGGAAGCGCTGGGCCTTGTCAAAGGTCTGCTCGTTCTCGCCGTTGCCACGAGCGTTGAGGAACCTGGTGTTGATGTACTTCTCGAAGTATGGGCACTGGCCTATGTCCAGTGTGGGTCCGCCCTGCACGTCTTTGTAGGCGAACTCGGGAACGTATGGGCCATGAGCGAAGTAGAGCACTGACATCCTGACCTTCAGGCAGTCACGTTCACCCTGACCAGCCATGATCTCCATGGTGTTAAACACGACTGGTACTACAGGGCGCCTCGATGCTTCAGACAGTCCTGTCTGCATCAGCTCAGAGTGCAGATTCTTGATCTCATCTATTATCCGGTAAGCCTCCTTCATCAGGTTCTCAAGATTCCAGAGGTTCACATAGGACTTGCCCAGTGCACGCTCTGTTGGCTGGAGGATCCTCGTACGACGATCTGGTCGCTTCAGCACACTGTCATCGTTACGACCATCCTCAGGCCTGCTGACCAGGTCTGTGGCCTCCTGGAACAGATCATATGGTAGGTAGGACCTGTACTTCTCTATTACCTGAGCATCGTTGACACCATGCTTGATCCTGGCGACGGCCATCAGTATTGGGTTTGAGGAGATAGCCTCCAGCATCTTGCCATGAATATCCTTGTAAAGATCATACAGCCGGTTGATCTTCAGGCGGGCGTCATCCAGCATCTTCACGTCTACCGCAGCTGCAGCTGCCATGACAGCGTTGTAGATATAGTGGCTCTCGAGTGGCAGGAATGGCGACGCCCTGAACTGGGCGATGATAGTTCTCAGCTCAGAGTTAATGGAGTCCAGGTTAGGGAACTCGAGGTTAAGGTCGATCCTGACTTGCCCACGGCCAGTCTTTACCAGTGCGTTGGAGTCAGTCCTGAGGCCAGAGATATCGTCGTTGTACCTGATCTCGTTGATACGGATGGCCTGTGGTGGAACAGTCATCCAGGTCAGCCCGACACGGATCTCACTGAATGGATCATGTGGACCCGTTTCACTGGACACAACACGTGCCCTGAGGTTACTCTCGATCTCATTGGCTGTCAGGCGGTCAAACCCGTCGGCCACGTCTGAGAGCCTGTCAGTAGGTGCCTTGTAGCTGGCAGCCTGAGCCTTGATCCTGTTAACCACTACCTCGTAGTTCTTGTACAGGGGCTCTACGTCCTGCGTGCGGGTCAGCTCTAGTGTCGACTGTACAGGCATTAGGTGAACGAGCTCAACATACTACTACGGCTATCCATCATCCTCTGGATGGTACCTTCATTTGGGTCCCACCTGTTTGACGTGAGGTCAACCCGCATACCAAGGGCTTCGCTCATTATAGACTCAATATCATCGTCAGCACTCGAACCTTCTGGTTGGGTGGCTTCAATTGTTACTCCACCACGCATGTACTCAGGCAACGAAACCATTGCTGGAGGCTCGGTCGTCGGGGATATATAAGGCATCTGCTCCTTGCTCCTGCCCATTGCAGCCATGGCAGGCTGCATTGGTGAGCCTCCGCCAACTGGTGGTCCAGTGAGGATCAGCGGCCTCTGTTCAGAGTCGGCAATGCCAGGTCCTATGTCCAGACCAAATCCGGACATGTTTACCCTGGGCCCAAACGATGGCTTCACTGGCCACATGCCGGTAGGTGAGTCCTGCCCATAGTGCTCTGAGTCAAACCCGACCTGGTCACTGACATATGCGAACAGCCCACCAGGCTTCTTGCCTAGGTTGTAGGGCATCTCCGGTGGCTGCCATGGCCCACCACCCATTGGTATAGGCAGAGCGGCCATGATCACCGGCGGAGGTGGACCCATAACCTGGTCTGCAGTCATCCGCGGCGGGCCCTCGGGGCCGTAGCCACCAAGCAGCGTGCTCTTGGCTACGGCGCCCAAGATGATGGCAGCTCCAGTAATCACCCCGGCCTTCTGCCAGTATGGAGTCTTGGTGTTGGTCCACCAGCCAGTAGCCCTGTCCAGTACAGTAGTCTTTGCGGCCGCGCCGGCCTGCTTTATACTGTCGTTGCTAACTGCCTGCTCAGCTATGCGGTATTCACGAGCCTGTAGTGCCTTGGCGGCTTCGTCAACACTGGTAGCCTCACTGAAGCCCATGACCTTGCCAAGACCAGCCATGTCTGTGTACAGCTTGGCGGACTGGTCATAGGCTGTTCTGACACCTGACTCTGTTGATGCTCGCTCATAGATATCCAGCACACCCTCAAGACCATGGAAGGCGGCCATGAAGCCTTCTCTACCCTTGCTGAACTGCTTCATGATCTCTGGGTACTGACCTCTTTGCCGTACGGCGCCGACACCAAGCATCTGCTTCATGGCATTGATGGCAGTAGATTCCCTGCCGAGAACACCAGCAGCTGCTCCTCTACCACCAACAGTAAATGGCTCCCCTCTACCCTTCAGGGCCTGGTAGATCTCCCTGCCAGACGCACCGGGCTTGGCTCCAGTGAGCTTGACAACAAGACCATGAGCCTCAGCCGCTGCTGCATTGAACTTGTCAGGAGAAGCCTTGGGGTCCCACGAGGTGTTCATCAGCTCAAACAGCCTGATCGCACCCTGACTCTCTGTGCCACTCTTGGCGATGGCTGTCTGCTGCTCGATGATCCCGAAGATGCCACCAAGCGCGCCGGACAAGCGCTCACTGGCGCCGAGGATCCCCATCTCCCTTAGGTCACCAACCATTGCCTTCTGGGTTGACAGCGTCCTGAACTGCTGCATGTACCAGTTAACAGTAGGAGTAAGGGCCTTGGTGCCATACTTGGCTGCTATATCAGTACCCTTGGCTATGCGTGCGTGAATGGACTGCGTCTTGATGTCAGCCATTTTGATAAGGGTGCTGTGGCGAATGTCCTTGCCTTCACGCCTGGCTGCCTGGATGGCGTCACTAATCTCTTTGGAAGCACCTGCACTCTCATCAACCATGTTCTTCAGGGTGGGGTCTATCTTGGCCAGCTGAGAGTAGCCCTTGAGGCGAGGTATGCTGGTCTTCTCATACATCGCCTTGGACAGTTCCTGAGCGTTCTTGCCAGTGAGGAAGGTAACGCCGGCCTTGTCAGCATCGAAGTCCCTGAACATGGTCAGGGCAACAAGCTGGGAAATGCGCAGTGAGTTGCGACCCAGCTCACCTTCCTTGGCGAGCTTGAACCGCAGCACGTGCTCCATGGTAGGCCCGATACCAGGCCATGCAGTAGTGCGGCCGTACAGAGATCTTGTAGCTCTGCCTCTGGTGTCAAGGAAGTGCTTGTAGACACCCATCTCCTTGGCAGTCTCTGGTGAGATGAGTGCAGTGAATGGATCGTCAAGACCAGTACCGAGTGCCTTGGCTACCTTGCCACCAAGACCTCGAGTCTCGCCACCTGGCACCAGGCTCAGGTAACCACTCTGTGCCATCCTGGCTGTGGACAGGTAGGAGTAGACGCCGGTCTTGTCAGTGAATCCAGAACCCAGCAGGTTGTAGTACTGGTTCAGACGCTTCTCAATCTGACCGTGGTCAGGATTGGTGGAAGCCAGCGAGAGGAACGCACTCTCATGTGCGCGCACCAGTTTGTCCCTGAACATGCCTATGTCAGAACCGAGACCTTCTTCAACGGCTGGCATGACACCGCGGTAGAACTCAAGAGCGGGAAGATAGAACTCCCGGGACTTGACACCACGCTCTACTACTCTGCCGGCCTGATCCTTGATAGCGCCAATCTCAATCGCCTCACCGAGCTTGAAGGCGACACCCTGTTTCCTTAGGGGGCTGGTCTCACCGAATATGGTGCCTCCGAGCTCCTCCATGGTGAGCTTGGCAGCACCACCAGGAGCTGCCTTGTAGTTGCCATACTTCTTGGCCATGTCCTCTAGGGACAGAGACCCACTGAGCTTCTGGAAGCCCTTCTCGCCCTTTGGTGACCATGAACCCCATATCCTTCCGAGCTCGGTCTTCTCCTTGCGACCCCAGCCCTTGATGATTCGTTCGTAGTAGTCAGCAAGTCGGTCCGCCTCTTTAGACTGATACATGCGCAGGTTGATGATGTCCCTGGGACCCATCTTGACACCGCGCGGGTGATAGAGGCGGTTTACTATGGTGCGTGCTGCATCCTGGCCTTTGGACCAGTATTGCTCTCCGGCGCGCCCAACATCAGGTTTATCAAGTTCCGAAAGCCTTCCCAGTAATATGTCCAAGCCACTGGCTTGCGATGGTCGCGTCCAGTGACCTACGGCCTTGGTCACCACCTCCTGCATCTCAAGCCGGCGCATGAAGCTGGCAGTGAGGAACATAGACTTGAACGTCTCACCGCCGGCCTTCAACTCGCCGACCCTGAACATGTCGTTGATGCGACTCAGTCCAAGGTTCATCTTGCCGACTTTATCGGTCTTTAGAGCCTTGTTGTATTCATCAATGGCGACCTGTACGGACCCCATCTCAGCTGCACCGAATTTGGAGGCGGCACCAGTGCGTATCTGGGGAACGATGCCACGTACACCATACTCACCGGTGAGGTAATTCAGCTCAGCACCACCACCAATGGCAGATGTCATCTTGCCGAACAGTTTGTTCAGCAGTTCCTTGCGCTTACTTATCTGCCCTGGTGAGAGCTTCCTGAAGGTACCTTTGGATGTGCGGCCAATTGCACGTTCGTAGGCTCCGGACTGGTCCATGATGTCCCTGAACACAGCATCCCTGAGAGCCTCAGGGTTCTTGCCTGCCAGGAAGGTGGACCAGCCAACTGCTACCTGGGCACCACTCATCTTCTCGAGTATTGAGGCAACTGTGTGCTTGGATCCCATTGACGAGATGAATGGTGTGCCCACCACCATCTCTGACAGATACCTGCCAGTCTTCGGATCCTGAAGCTTGCCCCATCTGGAAGAGTCATACTGAGCGAACTGGGTGATGTCCGCGGTCATCTGACTGGCGAACTCACGACTCACAACTGCACCACCAGCAGAGCCAGCTACTGCAGCCTCAAATCTGGGATCCATTACCAGGGCTACCTTGGAAAGTGCGCCCCATCGTCCAGTACCACCACCCTCAGTGCGTGAAATGAACTGCTCAGCAGCAGCTCGAGCCTTGGTGGTGAGTGGATCAAAGCGTCTGGCTCCACGTGCACCCTTGGCAACTGGAGCCAGCTGGGAGATCCCCCATCTCTGGTAGGCCTGCCTGCTGGGATCTCCCGAGCCTCCGAATGGTACGATGTCACCTAGCTTCCAGACACCTATATTACCACCAAGAACATGCTCAGCCTTTACGGCCTCATCACTAAGGTTCAGCCCAAGACCAGTCAGGGTCTTTTGGTATTCCTCAATCTGCTGCCATGCATTACCTGGCTGGAACTTGCCACCAACGAACGGGAACTTGCTCTCGACTTCCTGGATGACTCTCCCAGCACCAATGCCAGGGCCCTGGGTCACACCAACGACACCCATCTGGAAGACGTCGTATATGGAACCCATCTTCTTGTAGGCCTGGCCTGTTGGTCCACCACCCTCGGCGAGTGGTTTGAAGCCAGTCCAGACCAGGTTCTTCATGTACTCATTGGAGAACCTGCCTTGAAGAGTGCGTGCCAGGTTACGCATCCTGCCTGGGGTGCTGGTATCTGCGGTACGGATATCGCGGCTCATAGTGTGAGCCAGTGACTGCAGCCCGGTCATAGGTTGAACAGACTCCGGACCGACTCTGGCAAAGCGCTGACGAGATATGAAGTGGGCTTCCTTGTTGGCTGCTGTCTGGGCGTACCCAGTTGATTGGGACATCTCAGGTGACCATGCAAACCTGCCCTGGCTCTCAATGGGTATGGTGAAGTTGGCCCCGGTGACAGACCTCATGGTCTCGGAGCCACCCTCGAGCAGGTTCACCCGGACGTATTTGCCACCAATGAACTTGGCTGAGAAGTTCTGATTGGATTCCTTCAGGGCTCTGAAGATGTTCTTTACCGAGTCTTCAGCCGCGGCGCCACCGATGTTGGCCTTCTGCAGAGCCTCAGGCAGAGCGATAGCCTCACCCTCCGCAGAACGGATGGCTTTGAGGATGTTACCATAGCCCCAGCTACCACCGCTGATTTGGCCTGGTGCTGCCACTACCAGCCACCTCCTGTGTACGCTGCAGCATTATATGGGGAACGCATGTGCTGCCAGTGCTTGGAGCGCTTCTTGCGCATCCTGAACCTGGTGTCACCTTCATCACTGTATGAAGGCACAGCAGTCATGCTTTCATAACCCTTACGGTGCAGCTCATCAAGCATTCTATCCCGGAAGTCCTGGTCTCCACCACTATCAAGTGAGATCGGTTCCAGTTCAGGATACATGCGGTCCGAGCGCAGGGCCTGGCTCTCCCACAGGCCGAGCTGATGGATATCAATGCTTTCCTGGTTCGCAGTCTTGATGGTCACAGCCTCGAGGTCCACTCCTGGATGCCACCCCATCCAGCCCTTGGGTGGCATTGGGTACTGAGAGAAGAACTCTGAGACACGTGTGTCGACTGGCACATCTCCGTATGACTCAGCAGCCTTTGCATACCTCTGAAGAATGGGGCTGTCAAATGAGTTACCAGGCATCTTGCGTTTCCACTGGCCAAGGTAGTGCTGACGCATGTAGCTGGGAACCATACCTATGATGCGCTCCTGCTCCTCCTCTGATGTAGTGCCCGCGAACGCGTTGAAATATGGGCGTTCAGCAGGCGGCAGGGCGGAGTAGATGTTCTTCCAGTAGTTTGGTTCTCCAGACTTCAGGGCAAGCATTGTCTGTCCGGCACGCTCACCGTACTGTGATGCGATCTGGCCCTGGCCGGCCTCCATGGCCTGCATCTGTATCTTGCGGTTCTTAACATACTTCAGGTGGTCCATGTAGTTCGTGAGTTCTCGAGCCCTGACACCCTCCTTCATTGGTGTACGTGTCATCTGGTGCCATGTCGGGAGCACGAAGTTCCGCCATGGGTGGCTCCAGTTGGTGTTCGAGGTTCCATAGGCCTGGAACTGCTCGTACTCCTCTACAGGAGATCGCTGACCAAGCCATTTCACCCGTGGCCAGTCAAAGACTCCTGGTGCCTGGGTATGCATCAGGCCTTCCCAGGCTGCTTCCAGACCGCCACCGCCGTACTTGGCTCTGTAACCAAGTGGGCTCATCCGCGGAGCCCCGAGACCACTCTCTATGGCGTCTCTGTTCAGACCTTCAAGTATGGCCGGCGTGGCCACTCCAGATCCACCCCAGGTCATGGACATGGTATCGCCGATGCTGGCGCGCATGCGACTCTGCAGATCTCCGTAATCACCCAGCTGAGTGGCGTCCATCTCGTATTCACGGTGCTGGACACCAGCCAACTTGAAGGTCACCCCAGGCATCTCATGCACCTGGAAGGATCCAGGGTTGATTACCCTGGAGATAGTCACCTCGTCCTGGGCGAATGCTCCAGACCTGAACCTGCTATTGCCAGCAGAGACCTTGGAGTCCACCCGCTCCTGGATCTGATCCAGGGTCCTGTAGAAGGTCTTGGAATCCTGACCCCTAAGCAGGCCCATCTCCACCTGGGACTGGATGTCTCGCCTGTAGTGCTTGAAGGCTTCGGAGAACGGCGCCACGTCAGCAAGGATCTTGAACCGGTCGAACTCGTCATACACACCATGGGCTGCGCTGTGGAGTCCATGGAGCGCTTCATACCCACGACCAGGCAGGCGTGCCTCACCCTTCTCTAGAGCTGTGTATGGATCACCGGTGTGGAAGTCAAGATAGCCAGCACGGTCGCCCGGGAACACAGACTTGTGCCCAGGCAGCCACTCCGGAGCAACGTTCTCGATCGGGTTGTAGAAGCCCCTGACACGACGGCGTGGCATGAAGCGCCTGAGGAATTCGGTGCCACCAAGCATACCACCGGCATTGCGGTCATAGAAGTCACGCTCAGGTGATGTCATCATGCCTGAGGCTGCCATCACCGTTTCGTCAGCCATCCAGCCGCGGCTACCGGTGACGTTCTCCTTGATAGCTCCGAGCATGAACCCGGGTAGGCCGGTCCAGTCGAACAGCCTGTGTATGGTCTCACCGGTGAGCTGTGACATCCGCCACTTGGTGATGGGCACCGGTGCCTGGATGTTCGCCTTTGGCAGGCCCATCAGCTCAGCGTTGGCCTGGCCCTGGAACGTATCCCGTGGCAGCCCATGAGGATAAGGCGCCTCGTAGTTACGATACCTGGTAGGCTTGATCAGCCGGCCGATAGTGGCACCAAGCAGAGGACCTACGAGTGGGGTCTCCTCAAACATCGGCGAGGTGGACGGATACGGCCGTTCGTGGTAGTTGAGGTTCTCTACATAGTACGGATCATAGAAGTTCTTCAGCAGGAACATGTTCTCTGGAGTGGGCAGCCAGCTACCACGCCAGGACTCCTTCTCACTTCCGTAGAGAGCCTTCTCCTTGTACCCGGACATCATCTCGGCGAGCCAGTGCTTCTTCCAGTACTTGATCCTTGATCCACCGAATGGATGACGGCCGAGCACCCACCACCGGTCCGCACGTACTGGGACCTCGGCCTCACCCTCATAGATGGCCTTGAGGTCCTCGGCGTTGGTACGCACACCCGAAGCGAAGGTCAAGCCGGCCACGAGACCTGCAGCAGCACCTATTGCTCCGCCCTTTGCACCGAACTGGCGGCCAATGGCTGCGCCACCGAGAGTGCCACCAACTACTGCAGTACCCTTGCTGAATGGGCTCTCAATCAGCCCCGGGAAGCGCTCCTCGAGCTCTTGGGCAGTGTCAGTGACACCTGTGGCGTCGAGTATCTTCTGTGCTTCCAGGCGCGCCTTGGTGTACACCGCAGCAGGACCGGAGATGGGCCCGTAGCCAAAGTACTGCCGGCTCTTGTAGTCAGCATACTTCAGGGCCTGGTAACCCATGTAGCCGGGCAACACAACCTTGGTGCCAATGTTCCACATCGACTCCAGTGGTCCCTTACCCATCTTCAGGCCTATACCTGTGGCTTCCTGCAGCAGCCACAGCGGACGGTTGATCTGGTAGTTCAGCCAGTCGCCAAGGCCCTGCTTGACACCCTTGAACGCATAGTGTCGACCACGGAGAGGTACTTCTTTGGCAAACGAGTACGCGTCACGGATCCTGCTGCCCGATCGGTCAAGGATCTCTGCTACTGGCTGGCTCTCAATGAAGGACTTGCCGCCGCGGATAACCTCTACTGGACGTCTGGGTTCTATACCAGCCGACAGTTTCATCCGCTCAATCCAGGTGAGGTCCTTGGCTGACTTGACCTTACCGGTCTTGGCCAGGCCCACTGCACTCAGGATACGCCTGAAGAAGGCACCCTCAGGAGTGGCACCATACGCCGGCCGTGTTGGGTCAATAAACCTGTAGTCCTTCTGTGCAGCAGCTGACCTGACGACGTCCACAGCCTGCCTGGCCCTGCCGCCGAACCCTATCCTGGTGGAATACTGTGGTCCTACGCCAAACCGCTCGCCAACTTTCAGTGCAAAGCGCTGGATCTTATCCCACCAGGTCTTGGGCTTGGCAAGATCCGGCCGCTCGGCGAAGATCTCAGACAGGGGCCTGGCTACAGTTCCTCCCATGCGCTCAGCGGCCGCACGTCCCATCCCAGACCCAAGAAGGCCCAACCGCATGCCTTCGGCCTCAGCCTCCTGTGAAATGGCCCTGTAGGTCCTGCCAGCAGCCTTGAACTTCTCTACACGATACAGGCTTCCACCAGCGAAGAATCCATGCGTGTCCTGCATGCCCTGGCGATACGAAGGCAGGTTCTGGGCCGGCACATGGCCAAGGGTGGGGCCACGCTTCAGGAGTTCAGTTGGTAACAGAAGCTGAAGAGGTCTCCATGGGGTGAATGGGATCCTGGCCGAGGCTATGGTCTCCAGCATTCCACCAATGGTTGGGGCCGGCCTCTTCATGGCTGCCCCGGCTAGCTGAGCAGCAGATTCCCTGGCACTGAGCCCCATACGGCCGGCGGTCAGCTGGAACTGAGGCAGCCTGGCCAGGTCCCTGATCTCCTGGGGCCACGCCGACGGCATCGGTAGTGCCTGTGGGTGCTTGGATCCATAGCGCTCCATCATGGCTGACAGAGCAGACTCACGGTTTCCAATGTACCCTGAACGAGCAGAGAAGAGCTTGTGGGCTATCTCCACGTCATGCTGCAGGTCAGAGTCCAGGATGCCGCGGGCCCGGCCAGACTTCTGGGCTGCCCCGCTACGTGAGAAGGCCTTCCGGATCTTCTCATACCAGCTGGCGCCCTTGGTACGCTTGGCCTGACTGGCTATGGAGTCCCTGATGTTCCGGGTGGCTTTCTGCAGTGTGGATGATGGGAAGTGGCGTAGACCTGCGTAGGCTCCGGCCGCGATCAGGGCTGCCATGGCAACGCCACCTATGTGGAAGTTGCCAGTGGACTCCTCAATCTGGCGCCGGTGGTCCTCACGATCCTCTGGGCGCAGGAAGGGAATGTCCCTGTCGGACACAAACCGGTCGTTCTCACGACGGTCGGTGAACCTGGTCACAGGGTCGATCCGCCAGTCGTCCCGCTCGCTCATGTGCGCTCAAACGCCTTATACTCGGCCAGGTCTCTCTCCCAGTCGAATGCTGTACTGCCTTGAGGCTGTTGAGCAGGATGATTGATACCAGAGAGCTGCTGCTCCGGGCCTTGCTTCGGTTGGGATGGAAGCTTTAGTGGCTCCATACCCAACATGATCCTGGCCAGCGCTACATGGTAGATGATCTTCTCTGGCTGCCAGCTGTTGATTGTGTCAGGAAGCAGGCCCGGGAAGGCCTTCATCATCATCAGGATGTTCTCCTGATCAGGTGAGCGAAGGGCGTTGTCAAACTCAGCCACCCTAAGCTCGAAGGCCTCCGTGTCCTTGAACCCAGATGCTCTCCAAATCGACTCGTATAAACCCTGAAGGTCCGCCAGAGTCATGTCCTCAGGCAGATCCTCAGGGTAAAGGATGCACTTGGAAACGAAGCTGTCCATCCCAAGCTCTGGGACGGACATGACATTCATGTCGTGCTCGATGGCCTCCCTACGAGTCGGGCTACGGTACACGTAGTGCTTATTATGAATCTGGACGTACCAGATCTCATCCCATTGCTCGCGCCACTTTGGCAGCTGTTCCAATACTGTTGCTGGTACCCTAGGCCCGTCGGAAGTAGGATCGAGCGGATGTTGTCCACTCATGGCCTACTCTTACAGACGTACGGTTATAGGGTCAGACTGTTCGAAGCCACTGGCCCTGAGGATCGCTTCTGACAGTGTGAATGGGAGACCGGCCGACATCTGAAGCCAGTCGGATGAGCGTTTCGGCCACAACACGCACTTGTCTGATATGGACTGATCGCTCTTCTCTCTCGGGAGACCCGGACCCATGATGCTCAGGTACTCATCTCTCCGGAGGCTGCGGTAGATGTACAGCTGATCCAGAACGTGGACGGACTCGATCCTCGGGTACGACTTCTTCCACTCCTCGACCTGCTTGCCAAGGCCAGACTCCAGGGACTCCAGGTACTCCATGCGCTTGTCGCGCTGATCGTCTTCGATCTTCTTGATCTCGAGCCGGGCCACTACCTCGGAATCTTCCGGCGACTTCGTCTCTTCGGCATCTCCGGCTGGTTTGCCCTGGTCTGCCTCAGGTTGTGACTGCAGGTGGTCATCACCCATCGTTTGATCTCCTACTGGTTCACCTATGCGGCTCCGCCGTCAGAGGGAACACGTCCATTCATATCCCCGGAACGCACGTCCCGGGCGAGGAAGTCATAGACTTCGCGTATCGCACGGCCTCCATCAGGCACGTCTATCTCGGCCACCACTGATTCTCCGGTAAGGTGGACGTTTTGTATGATGCGGATCAGACCTGGATCCTTCTCTTTGTCCAGGACTGCTCCGAACTCCATGGTAATGTCAAAGCCGTCTGTAAACAAGCCTGGTCTCATAAATGCTCTCTGTTCACGCTTGGCTTCCTTGTCCTCAGGGCTCTCGTTGGGTATCTCCAGTGTTATCTGTTCAAGATCACCTTTGCCATTCGTGCTGAACATCTTTGCCTTGAAGAAGTTGAACCGCTTCTCACGGAGTGCTGGTGGAGCATGAATAGCCTGATCGTTCAGCCACTCGAGTCGTTCAGCTGAGCTCAACCTCAGTATCTGGTAATCGTCAGCTGTGATACCACTCTCCAGCTCAAGTGCATCCTTGCGACGCCGCACCTGATCCTCAATCACGGTACGGAGGTACCCATTGTATCTGTAGACAATGGACAGCCGACCGCGAACCATGGTAGTTCCCTGAGCTACCGTACGGTAGAACTGATCCCAGTAGCCATATTTGGGCACCTTGTTGTCAATGACCCGATACAGAACCGAGCAGGCGTCATCAACCCATGTACCATCTATGAAGAGCCTGACCTGGGCAGGGCTCCAGTACTGTTCGACCGTCGGATCATATGCTTCTTCTACGGGCATCAGTTTCTAATCTGCCAGTATGACTCGCCTGTTTTCCAGTTCGTTACCCAGACACGACCACGGTTCCGGGCTGCGTTTCTGGTGTTGATGAAGTCTTTGAGGGAGCTGGCCTTTTGAACCTTGCCCTGCATGTTGCTGACAGACTGGGCCAGGCCGGCGCGCCAGGACTTCTTGTTCATGAACGGAGAGGCATACTTGGCAACATATGTGTAGGTAGCCTCGAGCATGAGGTCGTCCACACTGTAGGTCTGTCCGAAGTTGGTCAGCGTGACACCAATGATTGAAGCTGTGGCGCTGAACCCCATCTCGTTGTTGGCAGAGATGATGATGTGGAACGGTGGGATCTGATCCACGAAGAGCGGATGCTCAGCCGGGTTCTCAGCCTCATGGTTCTGATAGATGTCGGCGAACACGTCCCTGTCGAGCACTGTGAATACCATGGATCCGGCAATCGTGCGGACTCCACGGACGTAGTCACGGACACCTGCCACACCAAGGGTACGAACGGGGCCGGCCGGGCGTTCAGAAGAGATTGTTAGGGTCTGCAGTTCAGACCAGATCTTGTAGCTTCCTGAGGCACTGTACTTGTGTGGTGGGACCCATACGGCGCACTTGATATCGACGCCGGAGAAGGAGTTGTAATCAAGGTAGCTGGCTCTGGTTACACCCTGCTGGTTGAGCCACTTGGTCCAAGTGCCAACACCGTCGTTGGCAGCATCAACTGCAATCGACGGGTCTATGCTCAGAGTACCAAAACTACTTCGTCCATTCGGCATAGTAATAATAAGCCAAAGGGTGCCCCGGCGTGAACCAGGGCACCCTTGACTGTGATCCTATGACAGAGCGGGTAGCTGGCTAGCCTGTCCGAATGGCAGCTGTGAAGCCACCCCTGGATCTGCCCAGCCCAACGACTGCCACGGAATGATATCCGTGGCCACGAACGTCATGTTCTCGTCCGTGGTAATGTCGTCGATGCTGATACCGCTACCTGCGTTCAGGATCTCGACTCCCCTGATGACCATCCTTGCCGCGTGGCCGTATTCGTTGAGGGCCGTGAGCACGATGTCAAACGGAGGGATCTGGTCATGGTACCAGGCCCTCGCGCGCTGAATCGTACCCGAACGGAGCTGATCGGTCACTGTACCATCATTGATGGTATCAGTCAGAGCATAAGGACTGCTGAACGAAGTCGCATCCTCTGCTCCAGGAGGTCCATCGTACCCGATGTTCTTGAAGTAAGTCAGGTCGATGTTGTCAGCCCAGAACTTGGCTTTGTCTCCCAGAGCCTCTAACAGGTTGGACCTGTCAAAGACCAGGAAGATCAACGAGCCGGCGATCCCACGTTTCCCCCTGGAGAACGCTCTGGGATCCGGGGAACCCATCGTGTACAGAGGTGCCTTCTCACGAGTGACCGTGTAAGACACACCCTGCAACTCACCGATCGGCTGACCCGCGAACGTAGCTTGGATGTCTACACCGGAGAAGCTGTTGTACGTCTTTGAGAGACGCGCAACTGTTCCCGCCATACCTGGTGTGGACATAGTTCATCTCCTTACGCTAGTGCGCTTATGCAGCCGCCGTGGAGAGCCCGATCTGGATCCTGATCTCCTGGATTTCGAACGCCGGTACGATGGTGAGGTCCACGATGATTTGTCCGAGAACCCGCATCGTTGGCGTGCTAACCAGGGAGAACGCAAATCCTTCCAGAGCACCCCGTTTTTGGAGTCGTCCGAGTCCCTCGTCGATCGCGTTCTCGATGGCGCTACGGTTGGCCGCATTGTTGGGCTTCCCGATGAACGGCAGGGAGACGATGCGAACGGCATTGATGGACTCCTGTGTGATCCGCATGGTGGTCAGACGTACGAAGTCCGACCGGTAATACTGGCTTATGTTGTGAGCGCCGGTCATTCCGGAAGCTACAACATACCCGTTGGGACGTGCCCAGAAGGCGACGTACCTGGCGCCGGCTAGGTCATTGACCTGCCGTGCCGAGAAGTTCCTCAGGGATTCGGCACCCCTGACGATCTGGTTAGTCGTGGAGATTTCGGGTGGCAGTGCAGAGATGAGACCCGCGTAGGCCCCGTCTCCCGGACCGTTGTAGTACCCAATGACGGGGTTCAAACGGGCCGACGCCTCGTTACGGAACTTGCACCATGAGGAGATGACGCTGATGTAGGCGCCGATGTCGATCGGGTTACCCTTGGCGTCGTTCCGGATGTTTGCCGCGTCCCAAGGAGGTGAGCCCGTAGGAACAACCTCATCAGTGGTGGCCAGGAAGGCATAGGTGTCAGGGACACCATTGCTTCCTGAATCCGTTACTCCGTCGAAGACGGTGAAGTCCGAGCCCTGTAGCAACGACGTGTCAAATGCTACCAGAGCCGTAACGTGTGCGTTCTGCTCCGCAAGACTCGGTGTTCCCGAGGTGGCTACGGCAGCGGTCGGAGGTTCAACACCAATCACGCCCAGGCACGAGTTGTACTCCTTGGTTGCCTGGAAGCAGAAGTTGGCCAACTGGTAGCCATAGTTCTGCGTGCCTGCCAGACCGCTCACATCAATCGAGGTGCCGCAAGGCACAACGATGTCCACATCGTGGTGCATGAGCAGTTCGTAGGCCCTGGCAAGGGCAGCGTACCGCTGTGCAGTAGTGATAGTGTCTTCATCGTACCGCGTACCGGATCCATCCGAAATGACGAACACTTCGACGAGCTTGGCGCCACCGGACATTGCCTCTTGAGCCTTCTTGGTAATCTCAGAGGGTCCGCCCGCCGCCTTGTCATAGTTCTGGAGGTCTTCGAATCGTGTAAGAACGATCGGGTCTTCCAGAGCTGGCGTCACGTTGTCCGTCACTCCGATGATGGTCACCTTGGGCCCTATGGCCGGCGGAGTGATCCTGGTACCGAAATCCACGACTTGGGCTCTTGTGCCTGGAATGTTTTCAAAGTCAGGCATCCTACAAACCTCCTAACGGATTGTAGAGTCCAAGGTCGTTGACAGTAATGTCGACTTGTCCTGTCGGCACTGGACATCCGGTCTGTGCCGAGAGCTCCGGTGGAGCGCCTATACTGACGAGTACATCAATCTGCTCTATCCTCCGAATACGAGCGAATGATACTCGTTCGGTCCTAGCATACCATAGCAATGGCCTGTGTACCATGTCATTGCGTACGTTGCCGACCGGTTTATCTTCGGTACCCTGCCACTCAAGGAGTTGCTGGACACCATTCCATATGAACACCCATCTGTACCTCATCATGAAGTCCTGGAACCACGCTATCAGGCCCGGGTCCCCGCCACCATCAACGGCAGCGGTTCCATAGAGCCTCTCGTTGTTCCTGGTAAAGAGATCGAACTGGACAATATGGTCGAACCACCATCCATAGGTGTCCACACCATAGCTGGGATCAACAACTTCATCGAGGTTTGGTTCACGCAGTAAAGGTAGCGCTTGCCTCTCCCTGTCAAACGGTCGTTTCCCAACCGTACCAGGCTCCGTGCGACGGATCGAGAACTCGACCGTGTCGTTGAACAAAGCTGGCCGGTCTGTCGTATCCGATTCATCATCATAAGAAGATGCAGAAACCTCCGATCGCGGGTGCGCATGTGACGCTACGATCATGTTCTTGGTATCAAGCCTCAACCTGTCAGTCTCTTCTGGATCAGTACCACCGCTTAGGATGACCTCACCTAGAAACTCACCGTCATGACCTGTCACCAGTCTCTTGACCGTGTATACATCACCTGTTGTCAGGTTCCTGATGTTGTCTCCTTCACTAATATACCGGGCGAATTGAAACAAACCCCTGAAGCTACCCGTCTTCACGAAGTAGCTTTGATAAGCCTTGAGTCTATCCTGGACCATGACCCACAGGTCCGCGATGCGGGCACCTCTGTCACGGCGCTGCCTGTGAGGTGTACCGGTTCGAGGGTTAATTGACCTCGACAGTTCCTGGTAACTTGGCAGGAAGCGTTCATCCCAGTCCTCAAGTGAGCCATCAGTTCTCATTCTTTGCCAAGTGCTCCTTCTCGAACCCAGCAACCACAGTACTCAATTCTGCCGCGCTTGTCACGGAACGGTTGCACCTGGCCGATATTCCAGATCTTCTCGATCTTTACAGCCTGCACAGGCAGGCCTGTATTCTCGTCCAGGGTAACCTCCAGGATCAAGTCTCTTTTGCTGGGTGTAGGATCCACATCTGGCCCGAACCAGAACAAGTATTGAGCTACGCCCATGATGCCGATGGCCTTACGACCTTCAAGCAGGGCTGCTACAGTTGGGTCTGTAACTGGCATTCTCCTGGCCAGATGCAGGTGATCAGAGTACAACCAACCAGTTCCGGTGCAGTGAGGACAATCGGCTTTGGACTCACGCATGGTGTCGCTCCAGCAGCCACACCGCCTCTCCTTGGTGCGCCGGAGGTATACGTAGTGGCCACGACGGCCAAGAATCCCGGTGATCTCCGACCTCATGTCAATGTCATTGGCAAGGGAGTCAGCTGACGGATACACCGTCGGCGACTGACCTGTAGTCCGCCTGGTATCCAGTGTAGACGTCGGCCTGACTACATGCCAAGGTTTCGGATTCAGTGGGAGATCGAACGCCACTCTATTTGAACTCCTTGTTGTGGATCATGTTCTTCAGGTCGTTGAAGTTGTTCAGCAGAAGCCGTGGGTTCACAGCCATCTCGTCATTGACCATCTTCATCATGTCTTCTTTGATGTTGTTGCGTTCGAACACGAACTGCAGCTTCTTGGATCTCCTGCTGCGCTTCTGCTCGAGCCCGATGAACTTGTGCCCTATAGTGCGGAGGATGGCAGCTGTCTCAAGATCCGTGGTCCTGTAAGGCTCGTTCGGATCCTCTTCTACGCGCTCCCCGGCTCCCCTGCTATCCTGGATTTCAAGTGTCATAACAACCTCCTATGAATGCCACGGGAAGGATGCACCACCTTCCAGCGCCTCATCCGCCTCACCAATGTAGTAAACCTTGTCGATGGACGGATGATCATGGCTGAGCAGAGACTTCATCCTGCGCGAGTTTGTGGTGTTGGCAGACGGAGATGAGCTGTTTCTATGGTGCTGCCAAGTGCGCAGGTAATAGTCAGTGCGTTCGAATGCATAGCTGGAGCCCTTGACAACCACGCGAGGTCGGCTTTGACGCCGATACGCACGCAGCTCAATGAGGCTCCTGTCTTTCTCTTTCTCGGCCCTACGATAGGCCGCGATGACTTTTGCAAGGTCCTGGGGCCTGTAGTCAACCTTCAGGTCCCCGAGCTGCTTGGAGCCGCTCTGCAGACCGGACAGCAGCCCGATCTCGTCGAGGATCCTGAGTATACTGATCGACCGCACGTACCTCCGGACAGCAGGGTATGGATGTTCAACATCGAACATACCAGCTGCGTGATCAACTGCATCTATGGATGCGGCGTGGATGTGCCTTCGTATGGTGTCATCCCACAGGTCTGCAACCAGTCGCCCGAGTTGCAGACGAATGTACTCCACACCAACGTACATGGGCCAATACTCAGTGGTGAAGGTAATGTATACGTCTTCAGCCAGCATATGACCGGTTGTGTTGACGATATAGTCGGAACGTACACGTACAGTCACCTCAGAGTTGTAGTGGAACGGTGGGCTGTCAGGATCAATGTCCCAGCGTACTGTGTCACCGCTGAAGGACACAGCACCATAGGGATCTGTTGCGAAGTCAGCTTGACGGACGTCACCGGTTGCGAGCCAGTCCTGAAGGACTCGCCCGGTTGGGTCCGGAGGTCGAGGGTCACCCTCGCCATAGTACTCGTCCATTCCCAGCACATTGATGATGGACAGCTCGAGCGCGGTAGCTGAGCCAGTCTGCTGTACAGCTTGGCCAAAGTCGACCCAGATCTCTGACAGAGACCGGTTCACTCCGGACTCGAAACCGCTCGGGTAAGCCTCCTGAATGTCCAGCACACCGGTGACCTGGCCAAAGTCCGAGTCCTCCCTGATGGGACCAGCCTGGATGATGTCAGTACGATCAGCTGCCTCAGTGAGGGACACATAGCGCTCTACAGCGGTACGGAATTCGATCTGGTGGGTGTCTGGCAGGTCGATGCCGTCTGAGGCCTTGATGTTGCCTCCTGGCATGCCATCAGAGGCGCCATACACGGCCGCAACATAGACCACGTCCTCCAGTAGGCCACGGTCAGGCATGATCTGTATGGTCTTGAGATCTGAGCTAAGGCTGACGTTGACAGGAATGATCTCAGCTGTGTCGTCACGCCATAGACCCATGGTGCGCTCGGAGACGCTGGATGCCAGGAGTGCTGTGTTGAAGGTGAATGAGATGGTGGCTTCGACATTAGTGTCGGTAGCCTGATCGAGTGGTGACGTGCTGGCCAGAATTGGAACTGGCACGTTAACCTCCGAATTAAGCGCTACCAGGCACGATCAGGTTGCCAGCAGGTCTGCGTGGCTCGGACGCCTGACTTCTCCTTGCAGCAATTGATTTGAGGCCGTCGTCCCACCTGTTCTTCATCGTGCCAGCCTGCTTACGCCTTTGCTTATCCTCGGCCGGGTCTTTACCGCCCGGGATAGCAATGTCTGTGACGATCTGATCAAAGGACTCCATGAACTTGCCCTGACTGTCCGGGTTTGTCAGGTATGTCACGCGGGTCAGTCCGCGATCAATCCACCTCATGAAGGCTGCGCCTTTGGCAGCAAACATTCCCTGACTGTTCTCCAGGTCCTTTACGATCTCGGCCATCCGTTCCAGCAGGTACGTGGCTCGTAGCTTCGCGCCCCTCCCAGGTGTCTCGGCGGCCTTCTCGAGCATCTTGACGATCTTGTCAACGAGGCTCGGCTCGTCGGCCTCCATGAGCATCCTCTTGATGTCGTGGTCGACGGCGAGCAGAGTCTGGATGAGGTCCATGGAACCTCCTGCCTAATAAAGGGGCTCAAGGGGCCCCCGAAGGGGCCCCGAGAACCTCGATTTACTATTGCGTGTTCAGGCAGCCCGCCTAGATGCCAGATACGAACCCGGTCGGAAGTGCTCCCGTGCCCATCTGCCACTGCAGGGACAGGTTGTCCTCCCAGTCGTAGTTCTTGGCGATCCTGACGTTCTTGGCCTGGATCACGGCCTCGCCCTGGTTGTCCAGCGCAAGGGCGTACCTTTCCCGGATCTTCGTCGACCTGATGTCACGGCGCGGGTCGTCCCACGATTCCGTGACAGGGTCTTCGTCAACCACGAGGATTCCGAGCTCGTTCCTGTCGGCCATGATGATGTCTGTCAGAGCGTTCGTTCCATCGAAATAGATGAACGGGGACACGACTACCGCCAATGGCGCGGGGAAGAGAGACGGAACCGGAGTCATCATTGAGGACTGAGGATCCAGGGTCTGGCCCGGAGTGCCCTCGAGTCCCTGTGATGGCCCCATGTTGACCCCACCAGCGTTCCCGAGTGGGCCCTGCCCTGGCTGTCCCTGATGGGACTGGAAGAGCTGGCCGTTGTTCATGAACCCGAAGTTGCGCATCGTGCCATCGCGGGCAAAGATGAGCCAACCCATGGGGTTCATCAGGAGGACGTTGGGGATGAAGCCGACGTTCAAGAGGTCAGCGTACATCACGAAGAGGTCATCCAGGGTGATGGTCTTGTTGAGCAGACCGTCGATGTGCCGTCCCGTGGTTGCCCCGTGAAGGGATCCGGACGGTGACGCGTTATCGAACGCGATACGGCCTTCGGAGTTGATCAGGTTGAAGATTTTGACTTCCTTGTGACGAGCGAGTGCACGGCTTGCGGCCTGCAGGTGCATCGTCATGACGTCGAACATGGAGTACCTGATCATTTCGTCGGTGATACGGACCTTGAGACCGGATTTCCCGATCTTTGCAGTCACGTAACCAGCGAATTCCATGCTCTGTTCCGGATACTCGCCCCCAGGCGGAATGTCTTCGGCCCACATCCCTCCACCAGCTGCAGGAAACGTGATCGTCTCCCCAGCAGAGAAGTTGATGCGGCGCATCAAAGTCGTTCCGATGAGAACGGGCTCGGCGGCCTCACGCACGATCCGGGTGATGACTTTGGGCAGCAGAATGACTGCAGAGGATGTTTCGATAGCATCCTTCAGCCCTGCGCCTTCCATCTTCTGTGCGTTCTCGTCCAGGACCTGGCAAAGCTTGTCATAGCCTACCCGGTGCGAGTCACGTTCGTGACCCTCCTGGTACTGATAACGCTCCTCCGGATCGAGCCACCCGTTGTTACGCCAGACCATGTCGGTCAATGCCAACTGGTCTTCGACGCTGGGGCCACCGCTGCCGAGGGTCTTGGGATCTACCCCAAGCTCCTCTAGCCTGGAATCGACAAGCTCACGGATTGACTTGTCGAGGCTTTCGGCTACGGTTCCTTGTGGCATCTCAGCCTCCTTGTTTCAACAGGTTCTGTCGATCACTGAACACAATTCAGTAACCGTTTGCCCCACCCTAGAGGAGGGCGATGTTGATCCTCACGTATTGCGTGGCCTTGTTCACTGCCTGGTTCACGATGTACGCGTCCAGGTGACGGGGTACCCCGTCGTTTTCCATTCCGGTCAGCCCGAGACCGCGCACCGGGCGCTGGAGATGGGCTGCCGACCTCGAGTTTGACCCCGAGGGGATGGTGTCTTTGTACAGGATTCGACCGCAGATCAGTTCCACAGAGTCAGAGCCGTTCGTCCACTTGTCCGGAACGCCTAACTCTACCCCATCCGCCGCCGGCTTGACCAGGTTGCCAGCCTCAAAAGACTGACTCAGGTTGTCGCCGATGAGCGGGATCTCGATCTCGTAGTCACAGAGAATCGAGACAAAGGGTTGCAGCTCGTAGTTGACGAGCCGCTTCTCGATGCTTCCAGTGTACATGTTGTGCCATGCCCACCCGATGGGGTAATTGATGGCGATTTGCGCAGAGGATGATCCAGCGACACTGACCAGTGACGGATCCGTCATGTCGGCAGAATCAATGTTAACTGTGTAGTTGACATCGCTAGCCGTGTAGGTCAGGGTTGCTGCTGAAGCACCCGCGCAAGGAACGATCACTGGAAGTGATTCGATTGCGGAATCGATCGAGACAATCGTGCCTGCCAAGACCACCCACCACTCATTGTTGAACTTGTCCTCGAGCTTCACAGGTAGCCAGGACGCGGCCTTGGCTGCCTGATCCAACGCAGGACGGACACCTTGCGAGATCTCGTGGAACCGGTGCAAACCGGTACGATCGTACCCGCGGGCATCCTTGAGTGTTTTGGTGATATTGGGCATCGTTGCCTCCCGTAATTCAAAGGTTGATCTTCAATGTAGCTCCGAGCTACGTTAAAGTGGTACCTACTTCTTTGCGAAGGTACCCGCCAGACGGTCTTCCAACCGGGATGCCTGGCTTGCCCCGGTGTCCCCACCCTTGTCCTTGTCCTTGTCCTTGTCTTTGTCCTTGTCACCCTCGTTGTCAGCGCCCACGCCTGTCGGATCGTCCGTTTGTTTGCCATCACGGAGATCCTTCGTGGCGGGAGACAGTTCCCCCTGCAGGTCCTTGACCGAATCCCGAAGGGAACCCGTGCTTCGGAGAGCCAGCTTGTCCAGGTACTCCTGGCCTGCTGCCTTATCCTTTAGCACGAGCACGTCGGCCTTCTTCAGCTCGGTGCGGAGATCGTAGATCTTCTGGGCGAACATCTTGTGAAGTTCGACCCGAATGTCCTTGTTCTCCCCAACCATATCGCTGTTCCGGCGGTTGAGATCCTCGATCCTCGACTTGGCATGTACCAGCTGGTCTTCCATGCGCTTCGCCTTCTGTTCAGGCTTCTCATCCTTCGGCGGTTCCTGGTCAAGGATGGTATCATCCTTGTTGGAACCTGCGTCCGGAGGGGTAACCTTGTCCCAGACGGAGATCAGCTTGGAGTATTCCAACTCGTCATCGCCAATTGTGACGCCTAGCACTGATGCTTTGCGACGCACGTTTGCAAGAATACGAGCCTTCTGAGTGTCGGTGAAGTTTGTGTCCTGCGGAAGCCTTGACAACGCGTTCCTCACATGAGCTGCATCGTGAACCGGGAAGGACCTGTTGGGGCCACAGAACGCGCTCTCAGGGAGACGATTTCTCGAATCCGTAGTGAGTTTGCCGTCCTCGGCAATGAGACCCGCGATGGCGCCTTGGGCTTCACCCATGGCGTCCTCGAAGACGAGATCGTAAACGTTCCCGTCCCAGTCGGACCAGTCATTGCATTTGGCCTCGTCCAGACCTGCCGCAGCCTTCACGATTCCCACCCACTTTGTAGAGGGACCGTTTGTACCTGGCATATCCGAGCCTCCTATATCCACCATTTGGAGAGAGCTTGCGCACTCCGAGATACGCTGCTCGAGAGACTGTTGGTCAGCACAGCGGACCAGTCCCCGCTTAGCGATACTCATAGCTACCTCAGCAGCAAGAGCGTCGGTAATCGGGATGGTTCCATTGGGACCAACACGAAATCGTGCCTGGTGAAGATCGGTCTCCCGGTCGGAGGTCCTGAAGATTTCGATCCTGTCCAGAGCCTGTTGCGGGGCCTCGTCCACAAGTCTCCCACCATCGGCGAGGGACGTGAGGATTCTAGCCTCGGCCCACATGCTCTCATCCCAGAGAGATGCAGGGTCTTTATGAGAACCTGGTTCGAGCAAGAGTTCAATGACACCATCGCGACTGTCGATTAGACAGATACCGCTGAGGGCGCCGATTGCGACCTCTCCACTCTGAAACAAGTCCTTCATTTCTTGAGAGTCGAGGAACTCCGCGTGCAGCACCGTAGAGTAAGGCTGCGCTGGAGTGTTCACTCGTGCAAGGTGATCATAGTACAACATGCCAGTGACGAAGTACATGAGCTTCGGATCATCGCTGTCACCGAACTTGTATACCTGACCTGGTGAGTGGTCACACCGACCCTTCTTGGCTGCCCAGTCCGAGCCGCAGCACGAACAGAACAGGTGGTTCGTATCCATTCCGGACGACACAGTGAGGAACCTCTCCCCGAGGATGGCCTCAGCTGCCTTGCCATCGGTGATTGAGGTCTTCAGCTCAGCAAAGCCGGAGCCCTGATCACGGTAGCCTGGGTTCCTCCAGTCGTTGGGGAGCTTGTCCTCGCCGATCAGGGGAATGTACCTGGCCTCGCGTACCCGCCCGACGGTATCCGGTTCCGGAGCCCCGGGCATTCCCGAAGGATGGCTGGCCAGAACAGGCTTGCGGTAAGGCGTGGTCCAGTAGACCATGCTCTTGCGCATATGGGAGCCCGGGTAGCAGCGCCGGTTGACAATGGTGCCCGAGTGTGTGGCGTCAAAGGTAACCATGAGGGAGGAGTTGCTGGACTTGCGGTTGATCCTGTCCATCAGAGTGCCCAGCCTGAACGTGGCCTCGCGACCATCAGCCAGACGGGAAGCCTGAATGTTGAATGGGTCAACAGCAACAATGTCTTGGAGTGTTATCATCCGATTCGAACTACTCCACTCCCGAGGAAGGTTCCCAGCACACCTGCGATCCCTTTTTGCCTGCCCGCTGCGAAGCCTTTGAGCGCCGGATTCGGAACTGCGGCTGCACCTGTGCTCGGGTTACCGAGGAACAGGTTCTCGGGCATTGGGGTCCCACGTCGCATGCCAGTTGGATTCCGATCTTTGGTCTGACTATGCAGATCCTTCTCGACAGCTGATAGATAGTTGCCTACCGCATCAACTCTCGGATCGTAAATCACTCCTGCGTTACTGGGGCTGATAGCTACAGCCATGGTGAACCTCCAACAAGAGTTTTACTGGGATCCAGGACCAGCTGTCAAGATAAAATTTATCTCAGCTGGAAACTTATCTCGAGTCAGCTACTTCTAGCTGAGTCATACACTTGTCATGGTAGAACAAATCCCCGGGTTTGAAACGCTTTATTTTGAACGGCCCGTTGCCTTTGCAGTCTTCGCATGCCACATCACCTAGTCCCCACTGTACGTGCTTGTACTTGGCAACCTGAGCCATCCTTGCGTAAGCATAGTTCTCAGCCAAGAAGGCCAGCTGGTTGAATGCACTGGTAACATGCATGGTGTACAGATCAGCCACGGCAGCTCGATCCTCGATCGTTGTGGACCGCTCAAGTTTCTTCCTGAAATCTTCACGAAGATATTTGAGTCTTGGCATCATGAAGTCATCAACGAACCCATCCTGTATGTTGGTGCCAACATAAAGTCTGGTACCAATCTCGTTGTTGAGGCGCTGACATCCTTCAGCCATCCAGCTGTAGATGTGCTTCTCAGCATATGAATCTACGACGTCCATGAAGTTGTCCAGGCCACCTAGTGAAGACAGTATGGGTGACCGGTGGTCAGCTATGCAGTCCTGCAGAGCTGCTATGGCCGCCATGTTGGCTGCTACTGTCGGTTTCGAAGTAGACTTCTTGCTCTTGTTCTCCGGCTGCTCCCTGTTGGCTGTGGCCTTGACACCACCAATGCCTTCCTTGTTGTCAGCCTGGACCTCTGCCAGCTTCTTCTCGAGGATCTCAAAGTGCATCCTCTTCCTCTGCTCATCAGTGACAGGGTCTCTGCTGATCTCGATCCTTGCCTCGTCCTCGTCAAGCAGCCCACCCTGGTACAGTGCCAGGGAATGGTTCTCGTGTGCCCGCCGCTCCTCCTGATCAATGGTCTGGAACACCAGGTACACCCTGTTCTCCGGAATAGGCAGCTCACCCATCTCGAGCACCAGCTCGTCAAGGATGAAGTAGGTGAAGTACCAGCTGAAGAACTCCTGGAATCTGGTGCACCTGTCAGACAGGCCCTTGGACATGGTCTGTGCTGTGGCCCTGTTGGCTGTTTCACCACGGCCGATATCGATACCGGACAGGTTCAGACCTGACAGCACGCGTGCCTCATAGTACTGTACATATGGCTCTGCATTAACTGCCTTGTTCTTGGTGCCCAGCACGACGATCTCATGCCTGTATGGAGTTACAAGCCCACCCTCAAAGGGCATGTTGGCAATCTCGGCTCGAACGTCGTTCACCTCAGAGTGACCGTCATCATATTCCCTGGCATCCTCAGTCTCTGTGCCCACCTTGTAGTGGAAGAACGGGAATGCATGCTTGTGCACCAGCACCTCAACGAGCTCCTCGATCCTTCTTAGGGCGAGGATGTCATCGAGAACTGGTATCGGGAATGGTGTACCAAAGATGTGACCCTTCTTCTTCCGGAAGGGCATGTGCACTACGTTGTAGGGCTTGAACTTCTTGAACACCCTGCCACCAGTGACCTGATGCCAGTTGGTGATCTCCCGGACGCCACGCTTGCTGGTTCGGATGAACGGCTTCATACCAGCAGAGTTCGGGGAGAAGATACCAGTGATTGGCGCCAGGTTCCGGCCGAACCGGCTGCGATAGGTCTCCTCGCCCTCTTTGCGGGCAAGAACGTAGAACACATTGGAGGACTCAACGAGGTCCTCAATGCCGGCTTCAATGATGCGCTCCAGGGGCTCGTTCTGGCTCCACGAGATCTCATGGAGGCGCTTCATCACGTATGAGCGGGTAGCTGGATTCTGGCCCTTGAATCCCCACTTACCCTTGAGGATTAGCTCCTCATGCTTGTCAAACGCAAGCCTCATGTAGGATTCCGTGTCCATCGCCTTGAAGATCTCTGCCAGGTTGTATTCTGGCTCGGCGAACCCTGCACGGAATTGCTTGCTCTCGTAGGACAGGATGACGGGCTTCTGCTTCGTCTTTGGAAGCTTGGCGCCCTGGGTGTTGACTCCAGGTGCGACCCCTACCTGAATATCGTGTATTGTCGTCAATACAGGTTCAGGTCTGGATCCACCAAAGAGTCGCTTCCATCCTCTACGGATTAGGCCTGGAGCTACCGATGGTGCTACTGGCATTTCTCAGGTCCCTACTCAGCTGGATGCTTAATCCCATTGCCTTCAGGATCTGCTGAGGACTAGCGTTGCGACGCAGACAGTCCTCCATGCGGAACCGTTTCGAACCGTCAACCCCTGGGCCTTCACTAGGCTGGATCGGTAGACCCAACGACGTCGTGAACTCCTCGAGTTTGAACGTCTCCCACGGATCATCGCCAACCGGCAGCTTAACCGGTGTGGGCAACCCTTGTGAGACTCGGTTCACAAAGTCCTCTACCTCCTCCGGGTTGGGCATGTTATCCCCTTCCCGTGCGCAGAGGTTACCGCGCTCAATGGCCTCAAGGATCTGATTCAGTACGTCGAGGATTACACGACACTGTTTCGAATCCCCAAGAAGCCGGAGCGATAGATTTCCTTTGTAACCCTTGACCTCAATTCGATTCCAGACTTTCTGGATGAGTTCCTTGAGCTTCTTCTGCAGCCGCAGCAACCCGTCAAGTGCATACTCGATCATCTGGTCAACGGGCGCGCAGGCCATAACTATATCGTAGAGCTCTGGGTCAGGCCACTGAGATTTGTCGACCATCGCCAGAGCGTCGTTCTTGTACTTGGTGAAGAACCGATCAACCTGGTGCATGATCGGCTCCAGGATACTCTCAGCCATAAAGCTATGCACCCGGTTCTGCATACCGCTCATAGCTGAGCCAAGGTCGACGCTGAAACCTCTTGCTCCAGACGTCAGGCTGAATTTCAGCAGCTTGAGCTGCTGTGTCGGCAAGGCGCCAACGAATAATACCAGACAGCATAGCAGGTCAGCTGTGAGTTTGGAACTAAGAATCGAAGCCAACCTGTCGACTCTCTGGTTGACAGCGTGGGCTTTGTACACCATAGACCTGTAGATGTCCTTGCTCATTGAGAAGGCAGCCTGCTCAACCTCCTCGACCTTGCGGCCGTAGTGGTCGAACTCAGCTATGGACTGTTTCACGTCAGCCTTGTCACCCTCGAGGATATCGTAGGACTGCCAACCTTCATACCCGGGCTCTGTGTTGTTGGTCATGAAGTCCTGGGAATAGCGCACAATAGCGTCCCAGTAGTATGGACGATTGATGTTCTGGTACCTGCTGATCAGGTCATCACCACCCTGCTCCTCAGCTAGTGCAATAGCATCATCAGCAGTAAGATCACTGAGACCAGGATCGGAGGCTATGGTCTCCTTGAGGAGATCCTTGACCTCCTCCTTGTTCTCGGCGATCTGTAGCAGCAAGGCAGCCAGGCCAATTATGTACTGAATCCTGGACGGCGCCTGCTCAGTCCCGGGGTAGATCTTCGGCGCGGCTACCTTGGCCATGTCTGTAGACGAGTGAGGGCTGGAGATCTTGTTGGCTACATACAGCAGCATGAACTGGCCAGCTATCATGGCCAGTTCTTTGGGATCAATATCATCGCCGAGAATGAACTGCTGCTCGTTCAGCAGCCGGCCGTCCAGCTCGGCATTGCCGGAGGTGATGTTGACCACCACATCAAGGTTAATGTTGGACCTGCGGTAGCCATACTCCAGGGCCTGTATGTACTCATCAAAGAAGATGTGCGTGCTGGGACGGTCAGGGAATAGAGTCCGGAGTGCCTGCTTTACCTCATACGCCTTCTCGTGTACGGGGATGCTGTCCTTGGCTGTCTCCTTGATCTCATCCTGGAGCTTCTCAATCTTGCCAGCTACTCCATTGAGTCGTCGATGCAGATCTGACACCATCTCCGGGAGTATGTTCACAGACGCGCGATCTACAGGCTCCTTGCCAATGGGAGCTGTGATAGTACGCTCACGCTTGTGCCTGAGGTCCGGTTTGCGTCCGAGGATGTTGCCGTAATCAGTCACCGTCTTCTGGTATCCTAAAACTTGCAGCTCGAGAACGATCCCAGGTAGGTCGACTCAAACCAGAGCTTTGACCGGCCCTGTTGAGGTGGCCAATGCGATTGCGCATACCACGGCCGCCGGAGGCCTGGCGATCGGCCACGTGCATGAACTCTGCGAATGACATTGCATTGCGATTGTGGGTGGAAGTCTGGAACGTACGCGGCAGAGGAGTGAGTCTCTTCTGTTTGTCCCTGAACTCACGATCTTTGTTCTGAGCTATCAGGTCAGTCTGGCCATCGCCGAAGTATCCTGTGAATGCAATCCTGGTGGACACATTAACCTTGGCTATGTCAGACAGCTCCATTACCACTGCATAGATGCTCAGCATCCAGGCAATCAGTGTATGCTCCTTCTCGTCAGTGAAGATTGGCTGACCATCGCGGCCATACCTGACTACTGAGTAGTCACGCATCTGGCCGACCAGTCCGGTAGAAGTGTCCTCACCACGAGGAAGAATAACCTCATGACTCTCAACCCGGCGGACGCAGACGTCAACCATGAAGGGCTTGATGGCCTTCTTGACAAAGCCTTTGGTTAGCGGATCCCTGATCAGCTCCTTGCCGCCGAAGTTGACCGCCTTCACCTTTCTGTGGAGACGTGTCTTCGGATGCTGCATGCCCCACAGCTTGAGCGCTTCAACCTGTGTATCACCGTCACCCTGATCTACGTATATGAACTCCGGGTTCCATACCTCGTTGAGCTTGGCAATACGCTGGATGGCAGTGTGCTGAGTAAACTCCCCAGCATCTACGACCTCCTTGTACGCCGTGCGGAACTTCTGGGTGGTGAAGTCGTACCCAGTCAGGATTACGTGTACACCAATACCACGTCGATTCCAGTCAACACCCATGGTGTACATCTCGTTGGAGAATGGTACTGCACCCTTGAGCGAGTAGTCTTGCAGACACGCCTCAATATGCTTGTGCTGGAACAGACCCACTTCCATTTCGCCGAACTCAGCCATGAACTCATGAGCAAATCCGTTTGAGGAGTAGGTCTCCCTGTAGAACAGCTCGAGCTCCGGAGTCCAGTACGGTGACACAAACGAGGTGTAATGGAACTCACGGAAGTCGATGCGCTTGTTGGTGCAGTACTTCCAGTACATTGCGCGGCGCCCTGTAGGCGTCGAGCTGACAACCATCTGTGCGATCGGACCGGAGCCAGTCAAGGACGCCAGAACAGACTCAAGGGTCTCATCGTCGAGCATGTCAGCTTCATCAATGATCAGCAGGGATGGGGTCTGGCCGCGGTACTTGTCGCCCTTCTGACCGGTCCGGACACCAGCAGTCATGCCCAGCACAGATGAGTTCCCGTCCGGGTGATAGAACTCAATCTCATGCGGGTTCATCTTGTCCCTGATCTTGAACTCTGTGTCTGACATTGTGTGGCTGCGCTGGATGTACTTCCGGAGCCTGTGGAAGACCAGGTCTACCTGATCCTGGTATGGGCACAGAATGACAACCCTGAAGTCAGGGTGGGTGGCAAGGTAGTAGAGGGCAAGAATAGACAGGATTTCAGTCTTGCCGATCTGCCGGCCCATCCGGAAGACCTTCTTCCTTGCTGTGCAGCGCAGTGGCTCGATCTGGTACCAACGAGGGTCCCAGTCCAGCTCTACCTTTGCCCAGGCGATTGGGTCGTTGAACATCCACCACTGGTTGGTCTCATCCTGATCCAGCTGATCCATGTGTTCGTTGTTGCGGATCTGGATGTCAGTCGTGAGGAAGCATTTCGGAGAGAACTCCTGGCGGACAACCTCGTCGTAGTAAGTCAGGCATCGATCACAAACGACGTCATGCTGATCACCACAAGAGGAATTATTGACCTTCGCACGTAGCTCCTTGTACCTGAGTATGCGCAAGGGACGCAGTTCAGCGGCTAGTTTCTCGGCTATGGCGCCTTGGTCCATGGTACCTACGAATGTAAAATACGAGCCTCATTGCCAATTGCGCCCCGAAGCGAATAGGCTGAATTGTGCATGGCCTGTAGTGAAGATTGCCTCATCGTGTATGCCATGCGGGTGTCGACAACTGGTGAGGCGTAGTCAGGACCAGAGTTCGAACCCAGCTTCTCAATGAACCTCAGAGTCTTCACAGCTCCATGGGTTATCTCTGCTGGCATTGAGGCTACGCCCCAACCACCATGCCAGGCTGCTTTAGCAGCAAACATGGCTGGTGCCAAGTAGGGCGCAACAACGGAAGCACCGATCGCTCCCACAGTGGTCATCTTGGAGAACCAGTTGCCCCAAGGGTTCACGTTGCCGCGCATGAACCTGAGCGCGCTACCAGCACCGTTGGCATCCAATGGGTGCCGCCCCCAAGCGTCATTTAAAGTTTTACGTGTGTAGTTGGCCATTAGAAGCTACCTGCAAAACGACCTACCATACCAAGCATGGGATTCTGGATCCCAGTGCCATTCCTGGCGTAGTGGAGTGCCAAGGTCATGTGTGCCGAGTTACCGTAGTTCGAACCCATTCCGTGTCTGGAAGTCGGGCCGAAGGGTCCACGTTGCATGGTGGACAGTACCCGGGACATGTGAGCTGACTCTTCAGCGCGCCTCCACCTGTTTGATTGTGTATAGCCTTCACTCACAGCAGCACCAGCACCGACAGCTGCTATAGCAGCACCACCAAGTCCAACACCAGCACCTATTGCTGCAAGGCCAATATTCCTGCCCAAAGGCATATGAGCTTCCTCAAATTATTCCGGTCATGACTCCGAGACCAGTGGCTGCCAGTCCCATCCTGCCACCCCAGCGACGGCCGGCAGCTCCATATCCGGCTCTGCTGGCACCAATTTGGGCCACACCACCAACGGTCTTGAAACTATTGGCAGCTCTCGCACCAAATGGAGCTGATATGGCACCGCCCAGTACAGATCCTATGCCCCAGCCAGCTCCCATCTTCATCATATTCCCGTAACCAACGAACTGACCGGCAGCCATGAGCCCTGCACCACCAGCTACACCGCCGGCAATTCGCCTGCGGCCAAAGGTAGCAGCAGCTTCCTTGCCAAATCTTCTGGTATCCCACAAGCGCTTGGTGTATTGCGATCTGCTAACTGGCCTTCTACCAGACGGAAGGGTAGTAAACGCCTCATGCCCTGCTACTGTCTTGAGGTATCTACCCATGCCTTCCATTCTACCCTGTGCACTGAAGCCAACCCCAAAGAAGGACTTCATCTGACTACCCATACCAACGAAGCCATCATTTTGGAAGGCCTTCATGAATCCTGGGCCGCCCTCGTTCATCTGCAGCCAACCGTTCTTGCCACCCTTGATGCCAACCATTTGAGCACCTTGGTCAGCTATTGCGGCACCAGTTCTGTACATTACATCCAATACACCCATGCCAACCTCCTATGCTGCCCTTGCTGCCATACGGGAACGGTTGCGATCTAGCTTGGGAACACTGTTCATGCCAGAGTAGCGTTCGATAACACTTCTAACGCGACTACCACGTCGTTGGTTCCACAGTACATTATTAACTAACCCAAAGGTCGGTGTAAACATAGATATTGGCCGGCCGGCCTTCGGACTCGAGGTGATCTTCCGCTTGCTCTCTGTTATCTGCAGAGTTTTTGAATCAATATCCTGACCCTGTATTGGGTTGTAGGCACCACCGAATGGAGTCATGTCCGGGCGTGCAGGATCCATACCATGGAACCTGTTGAACTGGTTCACAGGACCACGCATACCCTGGATGCCACCCATCTGGTAGAGCATGGCAGGATCCATACTCATGCTAGGATCAGGATTGCGGCGCTTGCGTGCACCTAGTACTGCAGCTGTTGGATACCTTACTGCTGTAGCAGCAACTTCACCAAGAACAAAAGATCCAACAAGGTTGATGACCGCCGAACCAACGAATCCAAGTATTGCCCCACCAATCGTACCAGCAGGGCCAAGAGCAGAACCTGCAGCAGCAAGCTTGGCACCAGCTGCCAGCCAGAGACCAGGTCTGATCAAAGCGAAGGCGGCCATTCGAGCAGTACCAGCAGCAGTCTCAGTAATGAAACCCTTTGTGGCATTCTCGTATTGATCCATCAGGGAGTAACCTTCGATAGCACCCCAGGCAACGTTCATGTATGGAATCTTGCCAAGAGCTCTGCCAACGCCACTCTTGCCAAACTTGCTGATACTGGAACCAACCTTGGTAAGCCGCCTCATCTTGTCTACATGTGCGGTGAACAATGGACTGTTCTTGTTGATGTCCTTTAAGCGCTTGCCTATGTTGGTGAAGACATTCTTGACTTCCTTCTTTGCCAGGAGTGACTTCTTGTCTATGACCCTGTAGGCAAGAGCCATTTCCTCCAGGCGGCCGAAGTTGGTGATGATATCTTTTACACCGGTCACCTTGGCCATGAAGCCCTGCGGGTTGGTGACAAGATTCTTGACATTCTCACTCAGAGCATGTGTGAACTGATCCCAGGCCAGGATCTTTTTGGCACCAACGAGTTTGTTTAGCTTACCCATCTTCTTCAGGCGTTGGATCTCGTTGGCGTCAACTCCGTATGTCCAATGCTTGGACTTTGTGGCAATGCTCTTGAACCAATCCTTGACGTTGCCACTGGCATCCTTAGTTAGTTTGCTCTGCTTACTTTCGATGTAGTCCCACAGCTTCCCAGGTGCTTCTTTGATGGACTCCCAGGAGAACTTCTTGAGTATCTTGTCGAACCACCCGAGCTTGGTATCTGCAACACTGGCTATGTTGGTGATGAACGAGGTGCTCATCTTGCGACGTCTCATCCATGCGTGTCTGGACATCTGGTCATACTTCATTGCCTTGAGACCAGCTTTTACCTTTTTGCCAGCAACCTTACTTTCCCTCAACTGGTTCGGCGTCAACGTTTCAGCTGGGTCCAGGAGATGACCTGCCTTAACGAATGAGTCCCAGGCCTCGAGCATTGGATGCTTGTTAGGAGCCAAATAGCGCTCGAGGCCCATTACAACACCCTGCAGACCAAGGTGCTTCAGAGCCTCCCGCTTGTGGGCAGAGGCTGCCTCTTCAGCTGCCACACCCATGTTCTGGTGCTGGGCCCAGGCTCCAACCTTGTGGCTGGCTACGAAGTCTCCATGCGGCCGCATTCCCATGAACTCCCGCGGGTGCCGCGGTGTGTCCATCATCCGCTCGCCGATGCCTTGCTCATCACCCTTGAGCATAGCCCAGGTGCCAATTGCGACTCCGGTAAGAACCAGAGCTCCAATGCCAGCAGCAGGACCAATACCGTGGTACCTGGATGAGGATGACTTCATGCCTGAGCTGGGTGGCACTGGAACATTGCGCGCCGGGATGGACCGGTCAACCACCTTGATAGCTTTGGGTGGTTTCGCTGTTGTGGTTGGTGTTGGCTTGCGTGTTGGTGACTGTGGTGGTTTGGCATGTTGTGCCTGGGCAGCATCATCCACTTGCTCAAGGTAAGCGTCCACATCATTGACATAGAAGCCATGGCCACCGTCTTTGTAGGTCTGGAATATGACGTCCCTGGCCTTGGCATCAGGGTATGCAGCAAGGGTACGTTTCGGGGTGTCAATGACCCTGTATTTACCAGTGGTGCTACTGTGTACGTACAGCTCACCAGTGCCTGTGTATATGGGACCTACACCCTTACCCATGTTTACGGGAGTGGTGCGATGCAGGTCTGGTCTGGTACCCGATTCACCAGGATAATGGTTCACTGCTTGTGTAAGGTCAGGTCTGGTACCTGCACCCAACGGATCGGCACTGACCGGAGCACTCGGTAGCATCGGGGATGTGACTGCAATTGGAACAGACGTAGCGTTCAGATTGTTGACCGTGGTGTTCCATATGGTACGTGAATCAATTGGAGAAGATCCGTACCTCTCATTCACTGCTGACTGTACAGCAGTGATCTTGGCTCGGCCGGACGAGAAGTCAGAGACGTTGCCACCACGAACCTGAGTTGGCGTGATGCCAGATCCAACGATACTCCATGGAGTTACTGGACCACGGATGCCAGGCAGGAAGCCGGCGTTCTTGGTGCGCTTGTTTAGCCGGCCCATGGTCTCGGCCCTGTATGCCGAGCCGACCTGATACATGTCCTGGACTTCATCTGGAGTCCATGGTGAACGGCTGCTGTCATGAGCGCGCTGGACCAGGCCATACCAATCGGACAACGCTGCACTACGCGTAATCCTGTCCAGGGAGGTCATGGTGGTGTTGGTGACCCTCTTGCCTGCAATGAGCCCCATGGCCCGGTGCATCTGCCAGCCCTTGGACTGCCACATGCCAATCTTGCCAGAGGCGGCTAGGGCTTCAGCACTAGCGTAGGCGTTGTGGTCAACGATCTGCCTCTTCCGACTCTGCCAGGGCAGAGCGGCAGCAGCACCACCACGAACCAGTTGGAGGTTAAGATTGGCGCGCCGATCGCCGATGAGCACGCCTACATGCCTGTTATAACTTCGTGAGCTAGGATCAAATACAAGCCGGAGGCTCTGCTGACGCTCGATCAGGTGCTCGAAGTACTCAGCACCCTGCTTGCCAGCAAATTGATCCTCAGCTATACGCCCGGACATGCCCGGGTGCTCAACTTCAGGAGCATCGATGCCAGCCAGCCTGATGCTGACCGGCTTCTTGAACATGTTCATCAAGCCGCGGCGCTTGACAGTGATGGAGTCAGCATCGCTGACCTTAACGTGGTAGTTCTTCAGGTCGACCACGCCCATCCAGGCACTGCGGTTCAGCCCGGCTGTCTTGAGCCAGGAGCCCCTGGCCATGTCGTACTCACCGCGATGGAACAGCCGCCTGTTGGCGGACATCATCGCGCTGGTCCAGGTCTCGTGGCTCTTCTCAAGACTCTTGTAGCTTACACCGTCAATATCCGGGTATCGGATGTCGAGTGAGGACCTGTAGGCTGATAGTTCGTTGAATCCTCTGGTGACAGGGTTCCCGAACCTGCGTCCGGACCCAAAGTCAGTCAGAGCTCGAGCTACACCACGGCCGCAGGGCCCGAAGCTGATGCCGTCAACCTCAAGGTAAGGCGAGTCACTGGGATCTCTAACACCCTTGAGCCTGGCCTGCTTCTCTGGTAGAGCAGCATCAGCTATGGTCATCCCGGCCAGAACCATGGCTGCAGCACGCAACTTCGGATGCCTGTTAAACCAGGGCTTATACTGGGTCCTCCAGGCGTCAGATATCTCGGCGCCGGCACGACTGTATATCTTCCTGAGTGTCTCTGGCTGACTGGCTAATGCGCGAGCTGTCGTCTTGGCACCAACGCGCTGGGCACTTATCTTGCTGGATAATGTTTTATCCAGAGATCTAAGTCTGTGGGATTCAGACCTGGTGACTTCGGTTGCCTTTTGGACTGGGTTTTTGATTGCAGGAGTTGGCTGTGTAGCAGCACGCAGATCCTGACGCATCTTCCTGAAGTACGTCTTCATTGCAGAAGTTAGACGCGCAGGGGAAGGTTCGGTACTTTGACTCTGGCGTGCCTTCTTTAAGTACTCCCTCACTGCCTTGACAACGCCTGGGCTGGGCTTTTGATAATCAGCCAACTGCCACTTCCTGCTCTTTAGCACTTGCCCTTTTTACCCTTGCCTGCTTTCGCGCTCTTGTCAGCCTTGCCGAACGGCATGGACTGTTTCCCACCGAAGGGCTTGCCTTTGCTGGCCGCCTTCTTGCCACCCTTCTTGGGAGCTGCTTTGGATTTTGCTGCCATGGTGTATCCTCTCAACGAGTATCGGGGACCGGCTGGAAACTGCTACCAACCGATCCCCGACTACCCCTACTCTTCGTTCATGAAGCCAGTGACTGGATCCCTACGAGGCTTCTTGATTGGCTCTGTCTTGGGAGCTTGCTGCTCCTCCTTGACCTCAAAGTCGGCCTCAACGACTTCACCCTCGCTCTTGGAATGGTGCTCAATGAGCTTCCGTTGCCCGTCCACAACACCCTGCTGAGCCATGGCCATCTTCTCCCTGAGTTTGTTCAGCACCTCACTGGGACTCATGCGCTTGCGCGCGGCGTCCTTGCTCTTCTCCTTGCGGGTAGCCATGAGGCCTGACTGAGTGGATTGGTTCAGCTTCTGGAACTCACGCATCTCCTTGAGCCCGGGATGAGCCTTCATTTCAGTGATCGTACCTCCGTCCGGAGTGACGGCCCTGAAGGCTTGCTGGAACATGTTCTCATGGGACAGGGTCTCGGTGATTCGCTTGATCATGGTCAGGTTAAGAGCGATCGAGCCGATTGACTGCAGATCAAAGACATCGTTCGGCTGGATGTCAAGGTCATCCACCATGCCCTGCATCCACATCTGTATCAGGTTGACCTCAACAAAGCACTGCCTGTGCATAGGAGGCTTGATGCCCTGATTGAGTAGCGGGCAGTCCTGGGATACGTCACAGTCAGGACCTGTGCAGATCTTCGGTACAAAACGAGGCACACCAGCCTTGTGGGACCTGAAGAACTTAGAGATGTTCTTCTGTTCCTTCTCATCGAGATTAGGAACCACCCAGCCTTTAGGTGACTCAATTATGTCTTTGGGTTCTTCTTTGGGTTCTTCCTTGGCCATAGCAACCGCCCACTTGGTGAGATAATGGTACCTGCTTCAGCATCGAACTTGAACTTGACAAGCTCGAGGTCGTGCTTACATAACTTCAGGGCGCACCTGAAGTAGTCACAGTCTTCCTTGTCCTTGAAGTAGTCGATCTGACGAAACCTGGTCTCCATGCCTGGGACCTCATGCTCCACCTCAAGTACGAACTCCACGTCGGTGAGAGCGGGGCCCCAGTCAAGATCAGCTTTTGTTGTCAAGACCGAGCTCCTTCAGCTTGGCATCCATAAGCGCCTTGAGGCCAGCTGCCTCGAGATCCATGCCAGTGTTCTTCAAGGTCTTGCGTACGATGGCCCTGGCGTTCTCAACACCTGAGGTATCCACCTTGATCTGGTTGAGGGCGCTCGTGGCATGCCCCAGGAGATCGTCGGTCTGCTTGCCGGCTTTTGCCAGATCAGCGGCGAGGCCCTTGAAGTTGCCGGCCTTGACCTTCTGGATGATGCCCCAGACAGTCATGCCCAGAGCTGTAACTGAGGCAATGATGCCAATGATGAGGTAGATGTTCTGAAGAGCAGTTGATGCTTCGAGAATCATGGTGTCCTCCGTCAATACGCTAAGTGATAGCTGACAGAGCTCACCAACGGCGGAGGAACTCTACAGCTCCACCCGGCTTATCTTGGGTGTGTACAGGCAGGTTGTCAAGACTTTACTGTGTGGATCTTGCCGCAATTCACGCAGACAAGTTTGGTGTCATCCACAGCGTCTTCGATCCTGGGAGTGAACTCCTCGCCGCCACACTCATCACATTTCTTGTCGTCGTTCATATGTCGTCTCTCTCGAGTTATTTGTCTGCCCGGCTCTATGGCCGGGCCTGGTGCGGGGTTCCAGGACGCCCGCTACGGTCTCAATGACCGTTATCTCGTATCTGAGAGGTCGACTAAGTAGCGTCCGCCTGGCCGGCCGAAACCTTCGTCTGGATCCTTGACCTCCAGCACGTGCATGGTACACGGGCTGTGTGAGATGTCAAGCCCCCGGCCGGCATCGAACCAGCGACCTACGGTTTACAAAACCGTCGCTCTCCCAACTGAGCTACGGAGGCATATGGTGGGGCTGGAAGGAATTGAACCCTCGACATTGAGGTTCGTAGCCTCACGTCCCGAGTCCACGGGCAACCCCGATCTGGTACGCCCGGAGGGATTCGAACCCCCAACAACCGGTTTAGAAAGCCGGTACCCATCCAATTGGGACTCGAGCGCTGGTATCCCCGGAAGGACTCGAACCTTCATTCCAGGATTAGGAATCCTGTGTCCTGTCCGTTTGGACGACGGAGACTGGCACTGCGAGAAGGACTCGAACCTTCAACCGCCAGGTTCGGAACCTGGTGCTCTATCCGTTGAGCTACCGCAGTTGGCAGGCCGTCGAGGTGTCGATCCCCGCTGGCGGGGGTTGGAGTCCCACCTGATCGCCGGATCACAGCCTACATAGATCTCCGAGGAGTCGAACCCACAACCTACTGGCTCAAAACCAGCCGTGCTACCATTACACCAGAGATCCTGGTAGGGGTGGAAGGGTTCGAACCTTCGACCTCTTGAGTCAGAGTCAAGCGTTCTACCAGTTGAACTACACCCCTATTTGCCGGCGTTCTGCCAGTTAAACTATGCCAAGGTTTCCCTCGGCAGTCGGGTTCGAACCGACACTTCCGGCGCTGGTCGGGCCAGGAGGATTCGAACCTCCGGTCTCCTGCTCCCGAAGCAGGCGGCAACGGCCAAGCTTGCCCATGGCCCGTGGTCGGGCGAGGAGGATTCGAACCTCCGATTTCCGGTCCCCCAGACCGGCGTCCACTCCAAACTGGACCGCCGCCCGATAATGGTCGGGGTGACTGGATTCGAACCAGCGAATCTCCTGCTCCCAAAGCAGGCGCCCTGGCCAGGCTGGGCTACACCCCGTTTGGCTCCCCAGGTGGGGTTCGAACCCACAACCTCCCGGTTAACGGCCGGGCGCTCTTCCACATGAGCTTCCGAGGATCACTGGAGCCACCGGGTGGAATCGAACCACCATTTCATCCTTACCAAGGACGTGTTCTGCCGTTTAACTACGGCGGCTTATGGAGCGGGGACTGAAGCCGGTGCCAGCCCCAGAGATTAAGTCCCAGGATCGAGGGAGCCCCGCTGGAGCCATCGGCCAGAATCGAACTGGCGTCTGCTGAGTACGAAACAGCTATTCTGCCCCTGAACTACGATGACAGTAGGAAGGTGGCGGAAGACGTAGGAGTCGAACCTAATGCCTCTCGACACGATCCGGTTAGCAACCGGTCCCCAGTCCACACCGAGTTCATCTTCCTGGAGACCCCGGTCGGACTCGAACCGACTAAGGTAGGGTTTGCAATCCTACGCCTCGTCCACTTCGGCATCAGGGCCTGGCGGTGGGCGGAGGAGTCGAACCCCTGTCATATTTCAGACCGCACGGCTTTCGAGGCCGCCCCCAGTCCAACACCGGGGTCACCCACCATAACAAACGGCAGGGCTGGGATTCGAACCCAGGAGACCTCTCAGTCTACACGCTTTCCAAGCGAGCGCTTTCAGCCGGACTCAGCCACCCTGCCAGTAGGGTAATAGGTAGGAGAGGCCTCGTCTGGCCTCCCTTCTCCGAGTGCCTTATGATCGGCAACACGAAGAGGGGAAACTTCGCGCATTGGGCCAGCGCCGGGTCGTTCGACCCAGCTGCTGTCTCCTTCGTTGGAGTGTTGTGCGAAGCATCGAGAACCTCTTATTGCGTACCGGCGCTAAAGGCCGGCGATGAATATATTCTCAGTGTACAGATGCCGAGAACGAAGTCAAGTACTTTCTGAGGTGAACGGAGGGATTCGAACCCTCTCCTCGAGAGTCACAATCTCGTATGCTGACCACTTACACCACATTCAACTGGTGACCCAGGCAGGAGTCGAACCTGCGTTAAGGAGTTATAAGCTCCCCGTTCTAGCCGTTGAACTACTGGGCCGCAACGTTCAGCTGCGGCTTGATATTCGTTCGTGTTCCATCTATAGCGGGGAGGGGAATCGAACCCCCGAGACCAAGGTTATGAGCCCCGGCTAAGCACCAACGCTTGCCCCGCGTCACTGATGTCCTCGCTGGGATTCGAACCCAGACTCGACTGTATTTAAGACAGCTGGCTTTGCCGTTAGCCTACGAGGACAGCTGATTCCTGCTGGTACCGGAGACAGGATTCGAACCTGCAAGCCTTTCGGCGGTGCGTTCTGAGCGCACTGCGTTTACCATTTCACCACTCCGGCTGGTGCCCAGGGTGGGAGTCGAACCCACAAGCCGCAAGGCACATGGCTCTCAACCATGCGTGTTTACCTGTTTCACCACCTGGACATTCTGGTACGGAAGGTGAGATTCGAACTCACACGCCTTGCGGCACAGAGGTTTGAGCTCTGCGCGTCTACCTGTTCCGCCACTCCCGCTACTACGGCCACGGAGAGTTGAACTCCGGTCTCCGGGGTGAAAACCCGGTATCCTTGCCACTGGACGACAGCCGCTCATACCCCTACAGAGAGTCGAACTCTGGTCTGCTGGATGAGAACCAGCTATCCTTGCCACTAGACGATAGGGGCTGGTAGGCCCGGTCGGACTCGAACCGACATGACCCCTGCGTGTAAAACAGGTGCTTGGCCAAGTTAAGCTACGGACCTATGCGGAAGCGTCACCGGACTACGCACGTGTGGAAGCACGGAACGTAGCACCCGGCTCAGCTTCCTGGCGGGACTCACGGGGATCGAACCCGCAACCTCCGGATCGACAGTCCGGCGCTCTTCCAATTGAGCTTCAGTCCCGTTTCTGGTGGATAACGGTGGGACTCGAACCCACAACTCCTGGGTGCAAACCAAGTGTGTTCCCAATTACACCACGCTCCCTGGTGGACCCTGTCAGAGTCGAACTGACCGCCTCCTGCGTGCAAAACAGGCGCTCTACCCAGATGAGCTAAGGGCCCATATGTAGTATTGGTAGCCCCGGAGGGAGTTGAACCCTTCGTTTGCGGTTTATCAGACCGCTGTTCTGCCGTTGAACTACGGAGCTTCTTAGTTGAGGTCTCGAGGAAGTTTGGAGAAGACTTGCGGGAGACCTCAGCGTCGGTTACGCCGCGATCTCCATAATATCCAGAACGGCGGCGCCCACGACGATGTCGTGTTCTAGGTGAAGTCGTATGTGTAACTTCTGCCGCTGCACTTCTGGTCTCCAGTTATAGGGGACGCCGGCACGGGGTCTTTACAGCCCGTACCGACGTCAGGTTCGATCCGTATTTAGTGTACGGATGCCAGCACAAAAGTCAAGTTCAATCTGCCAACTTTTACTGTCTCGCCGTCAATCACCTTCCGGAACAGCCGTGGCTTGTTCTTCTTCACTTGGCTGGTGCTGGGGAAGAGGCCCAGCTCAACTAGAGCTCGAGCTAAGAATGACTCGTCTGTTCGCACAATCATATCTGCCTTCGGTAAGGTGTTGTTGTTAAGGATCCCCTTCACGAGCATGATCGCTTCGCGTACGGGGAGCTCCCATGATGCAACTACTGCTGGCTGTAAGATCTCAATCATTGGTGTGGGTACAGGGATTCGAACCCTGACTGCCAGCTTGGAAGACTGGCGTGCTGGCCGTTGAACACTACACCCACAAATTCAAGGGACTGCATTAGATCTCATTCAACCACTTCCAGTATAGCCTCGAGCCCTGATCCTTCTGGGCTGAGCTTGACTAAAGGCCTGGACCTTATGACCTCAGCAATCTCATCAGTGATATCGGGACCACCGATCTCACAAGTACCGTCCGGTCCTGTCTTGGCCGTGATGAAACCGTCCTTGAGCTTGATGAAGAACGTTGCCATTGGAGTGCCTATGGAAACTTTCATTAGAGGCCCTCAAAAAGGTTATTGATCTATTGGACATTATATCAACTAATGCCCCCGGTAGGATTCGAACCTACATCTATCCGGTTAAAAGCCGGATGTTCTACTCCATTGAACTACAGAGGCTCTGGTGGGCCGAAAGAGATTTGAACTCTTATCTAACGGATTAAGAATCCGTCGCTCTACCATTGAGCTATCGACCCATGCTGATGCGGGCAGATGGAGTCGAACCACCGTCGACTGTGATCAGCAGTCTGCTCTACCACTGAGCTATACCTCACTGGTGCGCCGGGTTGGAGTCGAACCAACACAGTACTAGACGGGTGGGTTACAGCCACTTGAGCTCACCAATGCTCAGCCGACACTGGTGGGCCGAGATGGAATCGAACCATCATTACCGCATCTTCAGTGCGGCGCTCTACCACTGAGCTACCGACCCAGAAGCGACTGGAGAGAATCGAACTCTCGTGTCCAGCTTGGGAAGCTGACGCTTTACCACTAAGCTACAATCGCGTTAGTTGGTGTGGCTGGCGAGAATCGAACTCGCATTGCCTGCGTGGCGGGCAGGTATCTTACCGTTGGATCACAACCACAGACAGGAGAGGTTCATCCGCAATATCGGAACGAACCTCGGGCGGTAAATCGCCCTCGGAGCGGATAGGTGGGCTTTCGTTTATATCTGTCTGTGGCCATGAACTTAGTATACGTATCAGGAGGGCGGAGTCAAGTCCTTAGGATAAAAGACTCAACTCCATGGAGCAGTGCTCATCGGGACCCAGCTTATCAAGATCTTCAACGCACTGAACCTTGAACCACTCGTGGACGTATGCGATCTTCCAACAGCCATTGGCAGCAATGAGGTTGAACACAGTATCACCGAAGTCATTGGCTGAGCGAGTGTGTATGTAGAGGCGGGACGTCATCCTGCTAAGGTCAGTGAGTATGGAGTCCAGGTCATGATGCTCGAGGTGTTGCAGCACCAGAGATACCAGAACTGAGTCAAAGGTCATAGTCCGGACCGCTTCCCAGTTGCTCTCCAGCACAACGTTCGAAGGTATTGAACCCAGCCCCTCTTCCACCAGACTCAGCATGCCTTCAAAGTCGTACCCAACGACCTCATCTGCTCTAGCCGCAAGCTCCTTCAGGTTCCGGCCTACTCCACACCCGAAGTCCAGCACACGATTGCCGAAGGACGCACGTTGCATCAATCCAATGTCCGCCGGCAATGGTCCTTCTCTAGATCCCCATCCTGATAGAACGCGCTCCCTAGCTGACTTCAAGTCTCCAGGATCACGCCACTTGTCATATCTCATGGTCTGTACTCGTACCCAGATAGCTTGGAATCACGCTCAACCACCAGCGTCTCTTCGCAGTATTCGCCACCAGGTGGGACCTCTTCGGCGTGCTTCATGAGGAACTCCTCACTGATCTTGATCTGTATGCCACGCTTTGACTTGCCGGGGATGGTGCTCTTCACCCAGATCCTGACAACGTCCCGGCTTCGATCGAACTCTGCGTCCAGCTTCAGTTGCGGTGTCAGTTGAATGCTGCCTGGGCCGATGTTCATTTGAGTGCCCTTCCAAAAGTATGGAGTGGAGGTTCTTTACCTCAGTGATGTGGTAGAGCTTCATGGTCGCACTGCAAAGACGTCTATCTGGAACGGGCGGTTATCAGGCAGATCACCAATGGCCTGCATCTCATTGTCACCAGTGATAGCTAAGGGTTTGTATCCAAGATCCCTGAGCATGTTCATGTACTGGTTGGGACTGCAGTTTGACACCTTACGCAGCTGGTCTCGGTGGACCTCGGTAATGATGGGCGGGTACTTGTGGCGCTTGAGGAACTGTCGGCCACCTTCAATGACCAATGGCTCAGCGCCCTCAACATCCATCTTGATGAAGCTGACTCCTTGACCCTGATCCTCAATCTGAAGAGCGTCGAGCGGATACACCTGAACGGTAGCGGCCGTGTGGTTCGGAGGTGGCTCTGTACCCAACTCCGCCAGATAGGCACCACCATGGTTGATGGTGTCCGGGGCGTAGATGAGGTTGAGCTTTGATTCCGAAGCACCGACCGCCTCGTTCAGGCAACAGACGTCACCCATGTCTGGATGGTCCCTACGCAGGTTCTCCCTGACCGTACGATCCAGGAGTGAGTAGACGTGAGGCATTGGCTCGTAGGAGAGCACAGTGCCTTTTGATCCAACCATCCTGGCCATCTTGATCGAGAAGTAACCAACGTTGGCTCCGATATCCAGTACGTGAGTTCCGGGCTGTATCCACTTCTTCATCAGGTTGAGGACGTGAGGCTCATACTTGCCCTGGAGGATCCCGCGACCAATGAACTGGTCGTTGAGGTCGATCCAGAACCGGTCCCCATCGGTATCCTCAACCATGACGATACTGTTCCCAGCTTCCTTGCTCTTCTCCTTGAACTCAGTGGACGCCATCAGGGAGTCCCTCAGGGTCTTCATGTCGCCGCATCCCATCTTCTCTTCCATCACGGCAGAGTTTTCGGGCATGCGTTCAAAGAGGACCTTGTAGGCCCAGATGACGTCTTGCTGAGTGAGCATTATGATTCCACCACTCGGACCATATGATGGTCTTCTTCAAGAGGCTCACCGGTGAGGGCCTCAATGACCTCCTTGGAGAAGGTGTACTCACCTTTCTTCAGGTTATACGTTTGGCCCTTATTGTGTTGGTACACTTTGTGGTAACCCCTGCCCTTGATCCACCCGACCACGTCTTCAGCATGGTAGGTGTAGTTGTCCTCAGTGGTGATGTCGTCGATTGAAACTCCGCCACCTCTCTGGATAATATCCACGTTCCGGATGACGAGCCAGGCGTCGACGCCGTACTCATCGATTGACTGGAGGACGATCCCGCCGAGCTTGATGGGGAGGTGGGGCCACATGCTCTCCTCATTGACGATGGAGAGGATGGTGCCGACATACCCACCAATGTTCCAGTCAGTGTTGCCCCAGGAGATGCCTTGGACGAAAGGAGCTGGGTTGATGATCCTGGGTTGGTCCCCGCGCTCTGGACTGACCAGGAGGGCCTCAGTGTCGACGCCACAGAAGGACCATCTGGTGTGCTTGCCAGGAGGCTTCTCGAACTCCTGGTCCTCCTTGAGGTCCTTCCCCCAGTCGAAGGGCTTCTTGGTAACGATCTTGCTGCGCTCTGACCTGAGCTTGTACAGAACTCTGGATGCGTCCTTGATGCGACGATTGACATCGTCCATCTTGGCCTTATTGTCTGGGTCGGCCGCTTCGGGGCCTCGGTCCGGGCTTGAAGGGTTCTCCGTCATTGTACTTCCTCCTGAGTCGTTTGATCTCCTTCTCCAGTCCAGCGGACATAAGAGAAGTGAGCGTGACACTTTGGTCGTGCTCGTGATATTGCAGGAACGCTACTGCGGCCCTGGCCTCCGCTAGGAGAGCATCATCGACGTTATGTGTGGTTCGAACTTTTGACATAGTTCAACCTGTTCGTTGTTATTGAAGGCGATTGCTTCAGAGTATCCTCTGGGGCTCATGAGTATCGTGTTAGGCTGGAACTGCTGCTTGGTCAGCATATCGTACATACGATCCAGGTCAGCAAGCTGCATGCTGGCAGACTTGTTCTGTCTCAGGGCCAGATCCACAACATGGTGTGTAAGAAACAAGGGGTTCATTAGTAGCCTGCAGCCTCTCTACCGACGTCGGTGCAGAACCACCCGTAGCCCATCCATTGTGGATCGTATATCCACTTAACCAGGCCGGCCTTCTTCATCCGTCTCAGGGTAGACAGCACAAGTCTGGCTTTCCTTTGGAGCCTGCGCTTTCGGGCCCATGCGGTCCGAGCCAAGTGTCCAACACGAACTGGTGTTGCCTGCTTGGCCAAAGCTGTTAGCACAGTAAGGTCCTTGCCTTGTAACTTCATTCTCTCACACTCACAGATTCAGGAAACTTCGGTGTCAAGATCCCACTAGCCTTGATGTCGACCCTGGGATCGTTCCATTCCCCAGGTATGGCTCCAGTACCCATCTGCCATCTGATGCCGCTCACTGTGACATCCATTGGAGGCCCACCACAGCCATCGCAGCTGTTGAGACCGGAGTTGAACCTGCCACAGTATTTACATTGCCACATTAGAAGCCCTTGATATCAAATGTTGACTGATAGCTCCTGAGGCCCTTGCCTCTCATCCTCACAAGGATCTTACCGTCGTAGTCTGTGCACCAGTTCTTGAGATCGCCGAGCTTCCCATTGAATAGTGGGCGACCATGCTGGTTGCCGTCGTTGCACACAAAGATACCAACTTGGGGATCAGTGGTGCATTCACCACCGCCATATATGTAGTCTTCAGAGCGAAGACTCCCCAGAACATGTGCCAGGCGTGCACCGCGGTTGGTTCCCTGGGAGAGTGTGAAGGCTGCTGTGTTCGGTATGTGATCCATACACAGGAGTATATGGAATAATAGCATAATGGCAAGTATTATTTTGAAGAATTCTTTAAATGACCCGGGCCCCGACTGAGGGGGCCCTTGGGGTCCTAACCATGCACCAATAGCATGTGGGCCCGCTTGCGAGGGCCCTGGATGAACAAACCTGTTCACCTGTCCTCTACTTGGGTTGCATGTCTCAGGAAATCTGCTAAGCGAATCAAACAGGATTTCGGGTAGGGGCTTTGATGGCCACAAGGCTCGCACTTCACGCGCGTGGGCGCAACGAGCGTCCTTGTTGTCACGACGGCGCCGAACCCGTTCATCGGGATGCCACTTGTAATCGCGGTGGTGTCCGTCCCAGTCCCGCCAGGGCCATACAGTCCAGTGTGTAGGACGACTGTCATCAATCCAGACTGTGTTTGCTGCGGCGGAGTCAGTTGCCTGAGTCCAGTCTGTGCCGGAAGTGCGGTCGCAATCAACATCCATCAGGCTAATATTACCTTGAAGATTTCAGGGAGTCAAGTAACCGCTTGAGATGATATATGTCTGTGTCGTTGATCTGCAGGTCAAACACCTCTCCACAACAATTGATGCACATCCGGTAGATGTTGACGTCGCCGTCATGCTCGATCTGCTCCGGCAGGTGCCCGACACACAGAAGATCCTGAGTGCTCAGGTGATACTTGCAATCCGTATGTGGGCACCACGCCGGCCGTTTGTTCTTGCGCACTGTCAAGCCTTGTTGGTTCCTTCCACGCCACGGTCCTGGCGACCCTTGGTACGGTCTTCCAGCCAGTGGATGGCTTCCTGGAACTTGGTGATGGCCAGTGCATTCTCCCTGCACTTGAACGGGCCCTTCTGGAAACCCTCGAGCCGGTCGATGAGCACCTGTGCCACCAACTCGATAGTGGTCCCGTTCTCGTCATGCTCCTTGATGGGCCCGCACTGGAACTTGATCTTGATGTACTCCTCTTCGATGAAAGACATGGTGCCATCAAGAGACTCCTGTGCCTCCAGGTCCAATTTCTCCAGGTTCTCGCTCATATGTATCTCCTTCAAAAGGGTTGTTGGCAAAGAGCCCAGCTAGCACAGCAAGGTCAGCCGCCCTCCTTGCTGTTCCCGGGCGGAGTATTAACGAGGGGGAACGAAAACAAAAACCCACGGGGCGGTCTCCGGGTCCGGACCCTTAAATTCTCCTGCTGTCATTTCCTGCCCCAGATCACAATTGCCAGGACCATCAACATGATGAATCCATATGGTATTAGCCACCACAGTTGTGGTGGTCCCATTTCATGAGCCAGTATCATACTTCCTTGCTGATCTCGCAGTTCTCAGCTTCCCACCTCTCAACCATCATCTGCAGAGTCTCGAGGTAGTCGGACTGATCATCAGTCATGTCGTGGCCGACCATCATGGCAACAACCTTGAACACAGCGTCGTACTGCTGGCTATCAGAGATCACCCGCGGTGACCCCATCATAGCCACCAGCTCAGTGTAGGTCTTCGGCAGCTCGTTGAAACTCACTGCAGGACGTCTAATTATGATTGGCTTTCGGCCCTTGACCTCGGCGGCTGAGATAGGCTTGCACCCTGGAGGCCCCTGTACCGGCGATCTCTCGAACTCAGTCATCTCATGCTCCCAAGGGTGGATGCTCACCTTTGCTGAGCATCCACTTGACAAACTCGTCGTAGCTGATGTCCTTGCTGGAGTGGACTGTCTCAAGGTACTTGTCTGCTACAGCCACAGTGATGCCATGCTTGTAGAACCGAATAGTCAGCCGGCCCTCTTCCTCTTCAATTAACCCACCCAGCTGTGGGGTCTTCACCTTCATGACGTGGTTGCCACCACTACTCTCTATATGGCTGATCACTGTCTTCATCTACCCTTACCTAAAGAGTCACCGGTGTTCTCACGGTGGGCCTTCACCAGCTGGGCCACCCGGATAGGATCCTCCCTGGAGTCGCCGACGTAGACGACCGCCCACCCATCGGTCCACTCACCTTTATCCTTCAGCTTCAGCACCTTCCCAAGCACAGCGTACTTCGATGGCACCCACTCCACCCGGGTGATAGTCAGGGTGACCAGGTTGCGCTTACACTGCACCCGTTCCAGACTGCATTGCGTGTACTTCATTTCTTTAGCCAGAACCTCACGAACCGCCGCATCCAGATCTTGTCCAGAAAACGCAACAGGTACAAAGTGGTCATCGTTTCCTTGCGCCACCTCATCTCCACCCACCCGTTGAAGTCGCCGACTGCCTGCACGATCTTCTGCAATGATGGCTGCCATGTACACATGAACCCAGTGTAGTTCGTGTACGGCTTATCCTCCACACCCTCGCAGCTGTTTGTCGTGCACACGCAGTCAATCTTGTTGAGCCACCGGACCACTGGCTGGATCTCGAGGTCCACATTAGCTGTCTGGATTATCATCTTCTTTGTTTTGTGTGGATTCATTCCGCCAACCAATCAGGTAGTTCAGGCAGCGGCACTGTCTTGCCGGCCAGGTCATGTTGACTGTCGTTCAGAAAACGTATTTTGCCGTCAGTGATGAACGAGTGACATCTCCTCGTTGACTTGGGTCCCCATGACACTAGCAGGCTCGGCGTGAACGTCGGCGCCTCGAGACTACCATTCCAGCCCCACCCATCACATGTATCTGACTTCACCCTCAAAGAGTGTGCTATCTGGCACCCGGGACAGAAGATCCAGATGTGCTCCCCATCCTTGTGGGTACGCTTCCTGCAGATCATCTAATGATCCTTACAGGCATTGCCGGGAAAGCTATCCTCTTCGTGAACGAGATCCTCACGCTCCAACCCACAGGTATGGCACTTGCCGTCATGTGCCTCATTGAACTCATGGTGCTCTACACCCTCCAGATGCCCTTGCCCCTTATCCACCTCCCTCATAACTATCTTCCTGGCAAGGTACAGCTGCTGTGGTTGTATCTTCTCCATGGTCTGTCCCTGGTCGTTACACAGAAAAGCGACAGTATCAAACAGGATCACACAAGGTTCCGGCGTGTCCACCTCAAGCACACAAACCTCATCATAATCCAGCTGCTTCCTGCCCTCTTCGCGCAACCTCAGTAACTTCTCATCGGGATCCGGCCACATAACCAGCTGGTCCCGGGGGATCATATGATACTTGAACTTGATTACCTGTACGTTGAGCCAGCTAACCTCTGGCCTGAAACGAAGACGTGGAGTGCCATCCTCACCGTATGGCCCTGTGACATCTGCTTCCGAGCTGACCGGGGCGGGACTGGGGCGTGCTATCTTGATGTACATGGTTTCTCCTTATACTCCTTCTCCACCGCAGGAGTTGTCTCCGCCTCTACGCCGGCGAACTCCAGGTCACCAATCAAGAACACGGCCTCATACAGCTTCCTGTCCTTGTTCCAGATCGTGTTCTCACACTGTTGGGATTCCAGCCTCACTAGCCGGTCAGCGATCACGCGCACCAAGCGGGGGTGTGAAGCATGCTCTCGAGGATTGAAGCCTTCCGGAGCGTTCGTAAACACCAGCTTGCAGACGCTCTTGAACCCTGGCCCCTCAAGTGTCATCTTGTACTCCATCCTCTTCTCCTTCATCCTACATCCACCCACTGACCGGTCCCGTTGCACCTAGGGCACGAGATAGTCCGGCAGCCTATACGCTGGCACCGCGGACAGGGATTGGGGTCATCCACACGACCCTCCCCATTACATGCTGTGCAAGGCACGGTCTTCCACATACCCTCAACGAAGGGCACGTCCAGAAAGTCCTCCTGTATACCAGCCCACTCCTGGTACCGACCGTTGGGGTGGATAGATTGCTCCGCGCCGAAAAGCGGATGACTCTGAGCGCCCTCACAGCTACCAAAAACAACTGCAGGCACCCCATCATTGTCATAGACAACGTGGTACTCCTTGGTGAGGGCCCACCGCAATGACTCCTCATCTTCCAGAGCCTGGTCCTGGATCCATTGGAGTAGGGTGGGTGCACGAGTGGGGATTGTGTCTGGCATGCTTCACCTCTTAACTGACTATGTTAACTAACTACCCAAGATAGTACGCATCAGAGCACACAAGTCAATAGCAAACCCTATGGGCGTTTCAAAATAGTGAATTTATATGTGAGCAGTTCCCGAATACCTGCCTGAGGGTTTTCGTTTCCCTGAGTTTGGAAACTGAGAATGTGATGGGTGACAGCAAGGACCCCTATGGGGATTCTGAAACTCAAAATATGTAATGGGTGGGTATGGGGTATGTAGGGGATGTGGAGACATTCGTTGCATGCCCCCGGGGTCTTGCTCTGGTTAGAGCTTGAACCTTGACTAGCTCATGCGAGTTAGCAGCTACCTTAGCTGTGCGCATCATGCACACACGCGTGTAGTACTAGCTACTCATAAACCATGAGTACTCAAGGTAAGAGTGGACCACATGAGCATGACCTGACAATTCAGTACTCAGCTAGTAGCTGTACATGGTGCTAGCGTATGAGGAGTAAAGGACATGTACCTGGCTACCACTACAGTGTGATCAGGGTAGTGCACCCCCACTGTGCCAGAGAGCATGAGCTATGTGTAGTTCACTAGTTGCGTGATGGCAACACAATGCTAGTGACATGGGTGCACATAGCGTAGTGCATGAGTGTTAGGCCTCGACCTGTAGGCAGTGGACAGGGACCCTTGGTACGTAGGGTATGGAAGGACGTACTACGCTCGGCCAGTAGCGTGGGAAGGACTGGCTACTATGCATGGTTGGTATGGAGGACCATGCGTGCTCAGCTGGTAGCACGGGAGGACCAGCCCCAACCCAGGGTTAGCTCATACCATGGCACACATGCCAGTGCTAAGGGACACACCCTGGATCACCACAACCTGGATGGCTAGATAGCCATGAATGGCTCAGCGTACGCCTGCACGTGCATGTCACTGTAGACCGGGCTGAATAGGGTTCGAACCCCTTATGGGCCATTAGCGTAATGGTACGCATGAGAAGGAGACACCATGGACGGCATAGACACACGTACATGTGATCACTTCACCGTCGCCAAGGATGGCCAGTGGGTGTACTGCGAGAAGGACGCTGTTGCATTCTTGGAAGACAACAACCCATGGAGCAGCAAGCACTGTGGTGAGGACCTGTGTGAAGAACACCTGAAGGAGAGCATTGAGAGGAGGAAGAGGGACCAGGAGGAGACGGAGAGGAAGGAACAGGGCTTCTGCCCCGAGTGTGGGTACAGGAAGACCAACCACTCCATGACCTGTGAACTAGGACCGCACATCTACTAAGAGAAGGAGGATCACCATGACCAAGCTGGAAGCACTCAAGAGTGGATGGGCCAAGGAAGCCCGTCGCAACATATGGAAGTGGAGCACCAAGCTCAACAAGGCCAAGGCCAATGGTAACTGGGATACCGTAGCTATGTACAGGACCTGGATCGTCCTGGAGAAGCGTCACATCAGCTAACCACCAACTGGCTCATGCCAGATTAAACGTAATAGGGCACACCAACCTAAGTCCGTGCTTACCGAAGGAGGTGCTTATGCGTAATGCGTACACGGACAAGCTGGGAGAGACGATCACCATGTTGCACAAAGGGGCGTTCTCTGAGTGCACCAACATGGAGTTCATTGCACACGTGGCAGGTGCGTTCGACGTTCAAGAGTCGGACACACAAACAGCCTTCCACGTGATACTGAACAACAGCATCGTCACGTGTTACTCCCCAGCATCACAGACATGGTACTGCAAGTACTAATGGGTTTGAACGAGGGGTCCTGATGTGAGCAGGACCTCTACTCGTATCCATTGGTAGTCAACCACTGAGAAGGAGGAGTTATGAACGCAACAATAACCATCGCATTCAGGTGCCCTTGTGGAGCACAGGACAAGGTCACGGTTCCCACCAACAAGAGAGAGGCCGTGAAGGAGGCCATCGTATCCAACAACGCCCGCTGCACATCCTGCCGCAGCACGCAGTACACCGAGCCCACCCTCATAGGCTTCGATGACTGCCCTCCCTGCTAAGGAGCTCACATCGCTGTCGGCGATGCTCGGCATTCATTCTATGCCCAAGGAGCTCGTACCCTGTCGGGGTACTCGGCACTTATCTTATTTAGCTCCGGCTACCGCCTACGCTATCGGTAACCCGCTGGTGCGGATTCCCTCCTGCAGGATGGACTGCGTCCGTACTCATTCTATGGGCCTTGGCCACATGACAGCTAAGTACTGTCGTCACGTGCTAAGGCCTTCTCTCACTCCCACTCTGTGCCTGTCTTTGTGAAGGCACAAGAGTAGGAGGTTCCAATGGCTTATCAGCGGTTGACAAAACAGTTCGACGCTGACATGAGTCAAGTCCCTAACGAAGGAGAACACACCATGATTAACGAAGCACTGGTTCCCATGTACAAAGAACTGGGATTCGGAGGCCTTCCCGAGGTCTTCGCGAACATCACCAACGAGGTGCTGAAGGATTACCCTCACACGGTAGTCATCAACCTGGACCTGGGCATCTGCGCCATCAACGGCTGCAGGATGGACCTCAACGAGGGGTTGCTCAATCACCTCAAGAACCAGAGGGACTGCCTCAGCGCAGTACTCACCATGACACCGCGGACCAGGCGGATGTACCCCACCAACACCAGTGAGACAGAGGACCTTGAACTTCAGACGCGAGCCATGCGCTCCTACCTGGCACACGGGGTCATCACCTACTGGGACCTGGTTCTCCTCAGGGAACTGGGTAACGCGCTCAGTGGTCACGTGAACACCGAGGACGCCCAGCAGTGGAACGAGAACGCAGTCGAGTGTGACAAGGAGATTGGACGCAACAGGGACAGCAAGAGCGGGGGTGACTTCGGTTACCCCGCCGGAGAGTCGCTGGTTGCATTCACATGGGACGCGTCGTCAAAGACTCTTAACGACCACACAGGCAATATGCCTACGGAAATGGGCGAACCAACGAAGACCATCGCACCTACCAAGAGTGAACAGGGAAATAGATCAGAGGGTCGTATCAGCCAGATGCAGATCGCTTCACCAATGGAATCGGACATCTTCTATGACCTCTATGCGACGCTGAAGGTCAGCAAACGCATGTACCGGGGACACGAGTACACCAACAGATACAGGGATCCAAAGGGCTCCACCAAGTCAGCACTCATGGCGCTGGTTCAGCTGGTCGAAGGCGAAGAAGCCAACAAGGCCAACGCAGTACTAAGATGGAAGATCGGTGCTGGAACAGTGATCGCCGCTACATTCAAGGAGAACAGCAAGGGACAAGTGACCGCAACAGCACCAGCATCAGTCATGATCAGTCTCCGAGAGGTGTACGAATACATAGCACTCAAGGATGAGGGGTTCGCAGACACTTGGGCTCTGGCTAAGAAGATGGCTTTCGGCAACACCAAGATGAACCTCATCGCTTTCAACCTTGACGAGCGCAAGTACGGTCGGATGCCCAGCTGGTACACAGAGACAGAGCGCACAGCCAAGATCGAAGAGACCAAGCGCGTCAACAAGAAGGCATGGATACTACAGCAACGGCTGATCAGGATGATCTCAGTAATCAACGGTGACTGGGCAGACATAGGCCTCAAACATGGCTTTCTCATGCTCAAGTGCTGGGGACGTCTCGTAGACGAGTGGAGGGTGGCCCTCGGTCACCCACTGACCAAGGAGATACAGCAAGAAGTACGAATCAAGAGACTCAGCCCCCCAAAGGTCAAACCTGTCTGCACCAAGTGCGGCCGGCACATGACTGACAATGTACTCCCTGGGGGCTTCATCATCGGTCGCGAAGACAAGGAAGGCCAATGCATCCACTGCCTGGATGTAGTACGCCAACCCGAGCGTAGACTGAAGCCCGCAGCTGGCTAAGGTGAACCCGCCCTTCAGCTATCCATTGAAGGAGGTGACTATGTACTACGACTGCGGAGATTGCCCAGTGCTACGCGGTAGCCACTGCTGCAAAGACGATGACGTCAGCTGCACCGATGCCAGAGACATGGCCGGGGACGATCACATGGTTGGCGAAGTCCTTGCCAAGGTGTTCAGCTCACTCAGCTCACGCAATATCGACCCCGAAGTCGACACTGTCGAGTGGGAACGTTGCAGGTGCTGTGGAGATCCTACCGAGACGGTCAATGGCTCTGGCGAGTGCACCGGGTGCGAGTCAACCATCAACGACTAGACCAATATCCCTGGGGCAGGTCAGGTGGACCCGCCCTGGGGTTAATTGGGTGATCTGAGCTATAACCTGGAGTTATTGCTCACTTTATACAGGATTTGGACGGTTTTACGCCAGAAGGAGGCTGAAATGTCCGAGAACGACAGCAAAGTGCCCGTTATGGGCTTCTTTTCGAAGGTCTACAACGGCTTAGCCGGTGCTGGGCAGTACATCGCCGACACCGCATTCGATCTCCACATCAAGGCAGAGAGCGAAGAGGAACGCGACATGTTCCAGAGGTTCCACGACAAGGTAACGGGCAGGGGCCCAGCTGCCAAGGTAACGGCCGCAAGCGTGGTCACCGGTGGGGTAGCTGAGATAGCTAACCAGCTGATCCTTGGCTCGATCACACTCAGCCTCATCAACCTCGGGGTGATGGGTGCCGGAGCTATCGGTAACGTGGCCATCCGCGGCCACCGCTACATCATCACCAGGAAGGACAAGGATGGCGAGCCCACCAGCAAAGAGGTCGGTCAGCTGGTTGACGGCGCCGTTCCCGCACTGCTCGAAGAAGAGCACAAAGCACTCTGGGGTGTGGCCAAGGGAGCTAACTGGGTCCGCAAAGACTTCGACGACGTCTACAGCCAGTTCAAGGCTGGGTCGTTCAAGTCAGCTCGCTTCGCAAGGGAATTCGGCACGCTCATCAAGCTGGCCGAGTCCAATGGCGTCATCAAGCTGGCGCCGGCACCAGCCTAACCAGCAACGGTCACCTGACCATGCAGCAGACCAGGGGCACCCGCCCTTGGTCTTGCTGTGTGATACGAATCAGAATCCACTACTTCATCTTGGAGGATAGTACCATGCGATCTGGGGGTAAGTCCCCAGTGGTGTCAGCTGGCATCACGCCCGGCTGACCATCTAATGGGTGAGTGGTCCGACAACTTGCCAGCTACATGGCAGGGACTGGGGAAACCCGGTGCTGGGCGTGGTAGCTCAGCTGGATTGCGTCGGGTAGCTGGGGAGCCAGACAGGGACATGGGTCGTACAGCCCAGAGTCATGACCAGCTCCTTGTAGACAGCTACTTGCGGGTGAAAGCCCCGTGCTCACCGCCAATACCTCCTTCTCAGCTCGGTTGCCAGCAGGGTGAACCCGCCCTGCTGGTATCTGAGTGCCATGTCTTGGAGGACAGTCCAATGGACTAACCCAGCCCCGGTCAGCTGAGGTGGACATCAGCTCGACCAGAACTCAGCTGCTAAGGTGGTGTGTCAGCTGAGGTGGGCCCAACATTGAAAGCACACCATCGGCTACTGGACAGGGGCGCCTGCCTGCAGGAACGGGGTAGCTCGACCCGGAAGCCAGTAGTCCAGAGAACGTTCCGACAGGGTTGCGAGCACCCGAGCTGAGTCAGCCAACGAGTCCATAGTCAGCTGACTCAGCTACGCCCCCGAAGGGGGCGGGTACCCAGGTGTGCCAGTAGGCAGCTGGGTGGGGGCATAGCTCACAATGGCCTGTGGCATGGCTGAGTGGT